TTTTTATTATTGCTTTAAACATTGTCATATTTCAGTCAATAATTAGTAAATATACAACTTGTAGTATCTTTGCATAGTGGTAGTGATGTACAAAAGAAAAAGCGGAGGTCTTTAAAAGACTCCCGCTTAATTCTTGAAGGGTGGGTGGTGGGATTCGAACCCACGACATTCAGAACCACAAGCGGAAATTACAAGTGCTGTATTATATTGATTTATAGCGTTTTACGATTTCTATATCTTTTGTGTGCTAAAACAATGCTAAAATGTTACAATTTCTTCATACAACCGAGTACTTGGAAGACGTGTGTAATCAGTTTTTTGGGAATATCCTGCGGTTGGTATTCGTCTGACTTATTGACTGGAACAAGATGAAGATAATCATCACCCTTTGGCGACTTGGTAACGAGTTTTACCGTACGCATATCCTTTGTTACTATACCATATACCTCGCCATAGAGTAGGAACTCACGCCAATCGTGAAGCTGTTTAAGGGCTATGATGTCACCATTGGAGATAAGCGGCTCCATAGAGTGACCTGATATGTTGCACCAACAATCCGCATCTTCATACTTCTTGAAGTCTATGAGATATTCAGGGTTGACCGTCTGGTCGTTGATGATAATATCGAAACCTCCTAAGAAGTCAACGTTATAGTATGGCTTGCCGTGTGAATAGCTGATTGTAGGAACGTTATCCGCTGAGGGGGTGTCTGCTACTACTGGGGCATTGTTATCGCTATTTGTTAGGAACATAGAGCCTTCACCATTTACAAGCCACTTATACGAAACGTTAAACTTATCACATATAGCATTTATTAAATTTGGTGCTACTTTCCTATCTCCGTTGAGTATTTTAGACAAATTAGACTGATTGAAATCAATCATTTTTGCAAACTTAGATGGAGATACTTTCTCGTGTTCAATGAGTATTTTAATCCTCATTACAATATTCTTATTCTCCATTTTTAAATGTTTTTATTTGTTAAAAGAACTATTTTTTTTACTTTTTCTTGTTTAATAAGTTCAAAAGAACTATCTTTGTAATCGCATTTGGTCAAGAAATGCGACTGACATCGCTAAATTTTCCCCATTTAGGGAGTTTAGATATTTCACCTCTGTAAGGCTTGACCACTTGCAGAGGTTTTTGTTTATATACAACCGACCTCTTTATTCCACGTCTGACGGCTAAATACACCTTGGCGTGGTCTTAACTACTTTCTCAAAAGGGTGCATGGAGAAAGACGCAGGACTTGAGTATGGATGCGTGCAGGCGGGGATAATACCGAAAAGCCATACGACACTTACAGAGATTATTCCTTTGAGGTGTGCCGAGCGACCGACTGATAACGTTCAGCAGAGCAAAGGCAAGTCCCCGACACCAATTATTAATAGTCGGTGGGTAAGGGGGAACTCTGCCTTACTCCCTCCCTCCTCCATTAGCAGTTTAATTATTTATATTATAGTTTGGGCGATTTTTTATGAATGAATTAAGAATTTTTGAAAACCCACAATTTGGGAAAGTAAGAACGGCAGGAACGACGGATAATCCATTATTTTGCCTTGCCGATGTGTGTAATGCTCTCGGACTGCAACAAGGGCATGTAAGGGAGCGACTTGATAAGGGGGTCGTTTCAACCGAACCCCTTGTAACGGCAGGAGGTGTACAAAATGCGAACTTCGTAAACGAAGACGGCTTGTACGATGTGATACTTGACAGTCGTAAACCCGAAGCGAAAGCCTTTCGTAAATGGGTTACTAAGGAGGTTTTGCCGTCAATACGTAAACATGGTGCGTATATGACTGATAATATCATAGAACGCACATTAACCGACCCAGACTATCTTATCCAACTCGCTACGGCTCTCAAAGATGAAAGACAGAAGCGTATTGAGGCGGAACAATCTGTAAAAGCTGCTCAACCTGCTATTAACTTCACAAATGCCGTCAGTGGTTCTGTATCTTCCTGCTTAATTGGAGAACTCGCAAAGCTAATCAATCAGAACGGCACTCCGATGGGAGAAAGACGACTATTCCAATGGATGCGAGATAACGGCTATCTCGGCACGAAAGGAGAACGATATAATATTCCTAATCAGAAGTACGTTGATATGGGCTTATTTGAACTTAAAAAGGGCGTGCGAAGTGGTAGTAATGGTGTGCTGCACACGACTATCACGACGAAAGTGACGGGCAAAGGGCAAATTTACTTTGTAAATAAGTTCAATACCCATTAGAAATCGGTTGTATCAATAAGTCAAAGAATGAGCATATTTGATATGCTTTTTTTATATATAAAGGTGTATTTGTAAACTAACCTTTCGATGTGTTAAATATTAGTTAAACGAACTAAATAATTAGTTCAAAATTTGTTTGATAAGTTCAAAAGAACTACCTTTGCACTGTAAACAATTTAGTACAACGACAAAGGTAAACCTTTTAGTTGAGAAAAGCAAGCGTTTACAGCGTTTTTTGAACTATTGGTACAAAAAAGATATTGAAAATGAAAGGCTGCAAGATAGACTAACAATCCGTGACCTTGCAGATGGCAGAAGTAAATATAGAACTTAAATAACGCTACGAAATACCTCTATACGTAAGAGAGTAGGCAGGTTAGGGGTCTGTCTCGCTAAATGAATATATAACGCACACTGCGAATGAAATAAGGTCGCTACTATTCGATTAGGGTGTGCGTACGAATGAACTAAAAACTGATTGATTATGACAAAAGAAGAGTTAGATATTCTCAAAGAGAAAATCGTTGATGAGTTGAATTGGGCTATGGACTCACGAAAAGATACCATTGATATAATGGTAGACGTAGATGAGAATAACGAAGATACATTATATGCTAACATTAGGGCTAAGTTCACTTATGATGGCTATTATGATAGCGATGTTAACTATTATGAGACGACATCAATAGACTGTTCTATCGTAGATTTAGAGATTTACGAGAACAACAAGAGAGTTGATACTCCTAAGGATTTTTTAAATGAAATAGAGAGAGAAGTAGCATGATACAGATATTTATGGCAGTCGGTGCATTAACTTGCACCGCTGCCGTTGCTAAATACGTTTGGCAGGCAAGATATAGTTTTAAAGATGTGTATAACCAATTTAAAGAAGAACATGGCAGACGATAATAGAAGTCTTTTCGATATTCTCGAAGACATAAAGGCGTTAGAAGAGGATTTCTTGATTGAAGCTGAAAAGTTCAAGAAAGAGTATCAGTCGAAGAAGTTGAATTTTGATTTTCTTAATAGTATTATCTTATAACATATTTGAATTGTTGTTTTTACGTTACCTGCGGTTCGTGAGAATAGTAGGTTTTTACCCTACAAAGGGCGTTTAACGCAATGTGTACGGTTCAATTCCATACGTGGGGACTAAGTTATAATCAGGTTAGTAGTTTTAATTATGGTCACTCCTCATGGTTCGTGAGAATAGTGAGGATTTTAAGGGTATCTATGGTAGTTTAGTGGGGTTCGAGTCCTCAATGCCCACAAAACAAAAAGAAGAATATGGAAAGAACATTAAAAGATAGAAAGTACAGTATTACTGGACTATTCAAGCACATCGGGGCTGGTAATAAGCTACATGTCCCATTGAGTTGCTACACTGCCAATTCGGTAACTACCGAATGCACAAGGCAAAACCGTTATGAGGGTTGCGACCCTATGAATAACAAGTTTGCGACCACTAAGAAAGAGAAGGTAGGACATATAACTATTATTCAGAGATATTGATGAATAATCTTACTATTTCTGAATTGGGCGGTATCATTGCTGATTTCGTCCGTGTTGGATATAACCTTGCTATCAAAGATTATGACCCACCGCAGGATAGATTAAGGCAATCAGAAGTCAAGAAATGGCTTAAATTCAGAAAGATAGACTTTAAGACATTTCACGAATTAGAGAAACAAGATTTAATCCATGCTCGCAAAGGTGAAGCAGTAAACTCTCCTTTGTATTACTCAAAGAAAGAGATACAAGAAGCATTTGCGACAATGAGATTAAACCGATTAATAATAACTAATGAATTAAAGGATTATGACATTGATTAGAAAGGCATCGGAATTGAGTATTCCGAACACAATCAAGATGATGATTTACGGACAGGCTGGTATGGGTAAGAGTACGCTTGCTCTTTCGACACCTAAGCCTCTACTATTGGACTTCGATAACGGTGTTAAGCGTATCAATATGTCTCATTTGGAAGGTATTGATACCGTACAGGTCGGTAGTTGGCAAGACGTGAAAGATGTGCTACAAGAGGATTTGTCAGCGTATCAGACTATTGTTATTGATACTATCGGTAAGATGATGGACTTCATCATTACATATAAGTGTGGTTCTCGTCAACCTCAGATAAGAGACTGGGGCGGCATTAATCAAGAATTTTCATGGCTTACTCGAACAGTAGGAAGCCTTAACAAGAATGTTGTATTTGTCGCTCATCGTGACACTCGTAAAGAGGGTGATGACACAGTCTTTATTCCTGCTCTACGTGAGAAGTCCTACAATGCTATTGTTACTGAACTTGACCTGCTCGGGTATCTCGAGATGAGAAACGATAACGGACGACAGATGCGCACGATTACATTTGACCCTACAAGTCGTAATGACGGCAAGAACACGTGTAATCTACCTGGCGTTATGACCATTCCTACCATTGTAGACGCACAAGGCAAACCAACGGCAAAGAACGATTTTATCGAACGTTCTGTTATTGCTCCTTATCTTGGTATGCTCTCTGCAAAGGAAGAGGAAATCAAGAAATATAACGCTCTCTTGTCAGAGATTGAAGATGGCGTTTCTCAAATCACAGATGCACAGAGTGCAAATTACTTTGCAGAGCATATCAATGATTATAAGCACGTAGGCAGTTCATTAATGAAGGCTCGCTCGTTGTTCTCTGCAAGGGTGAAAGAACTTGGTCTGGTGTACAACAAAGACACAAAGGCTTATGAAGACAAAGCAGCCTAATTATAATATTTATCCATCTTTGCTTGATGCCTATCAGCAATACGTGGATAGTGACATTATTTGGGAAAAGTATTGGGGGTTCTGTGACACGCCCCCACATACTCCAGAAGAGTTCCACGATATGCAGTTTCAATCTGTTATTGACCGCATAAACAGAGTACCTTATGACAATGAAGCTGTTGCAAAAGGTACGGCTTTCAATGAGGTCGTAGACTGCATGATTGAGCATCGGAAGTCTGACAAGATAGAAGTTGAAAAGATTTATGATGCAGAGTCGAAAGTCGTAGGACTCAATGCAAAGTTAGGCGAACGTGTCTTTTATTTTCCTATCAGCTTGTGTAAAGAATTTGCCGATTATTATCAAGGCGCAGTAACACAGAAGTTTGTCGAGGGTGTTCTATCAACTTGTTTTGGTCATGTGAAACTCTATGGCTTCATTGACGAGTTATTGCCTTTGTCTGTTCACGACATCAAGACGGCAAGCCAATATAGCGTAGGAAAATACAAGCGGAACAGCCAGCATCTTGTATATCCATTCTGTCTTATACAAATGGGTAATGATGTTAGGACTTTCGAGTATAATGTGGCTGTGATTGGCAAGTACAATTACGAAACTTTCACAGAAAGCTATGAGTTCAATCCGAATCGAGACATTCCTATACTTCGGAAGAGGTGTGAGGATTTCATTCGGTTTGTGAATGAAAATCGAGAATTAATTACAGATAAAAAGATATTTAACGAACCATAATATGGATTTACAAGGCAGAGTAATAGCTGTACTTCCACCACGAGAAGGCACTTCTGATCGTGGACCATGGAAGTCACAAGAGTATGTTATTGAAACGCATGAACAATATCCAAAGAAGATGGTTTTCAACGTCTTTGGCGCAGATAGAATAGAGCAGTTTTCAATCAAGTTGAATGAGGAAGTTAAGGTTAGTTTTGATATTGACGCTCATGAATACAATGGACGTTGGTTCAATAGCATTCGTGCATGGGGCATTCAGCATTTGCTATCTAATATACCACAGCAACAATATCTGCAGCCCGCACAACCTACCTATCAACCGCCACAAGTAGAAGATAATACACCATTCTAATGATATATAATCTTTCTTCCCCACTTGATAAGGCTAACTTCCTGCTTCGTGCTAAGAAGTTAGTCGAGAGTGGGGTAATCGTAGACTTGACCGAGAAAAAGCCGAGAAGAAGTTTACCACAGAATAAGTATCTGCACGTTATCCTTGCTTACTTTGGTACGCAGACTGGTAACACTCTTGAATGGGTCAAGCAGCAATATTATAAGAAACTTGTAAACCCCGATTTGTTTATCCGAGAAAAGGAAGATAAGTACTTAGGCAGGATAAAGGTGCTTAGAAGCAGTGCCGACCTCGATACAAGTGAGTTTAGCTTATCAATAGAAAGGTTCAGAAATTGGGCTGCACAAGAAGCAGGTATATACATACCATCAGCAGATGAAGCAATACTCATTCAGCAGATGGAGATAGAAATAGAAAGAAACAAAGAATTTTTATAAACAATAATTATGCAAAAAGTATTAGGACAAGACATCAAGGACTTGGACGAGCGCAAGCAGTTCCTCCTTGACAATGCAGACGAAGTGGTCGAAATGGATTACAGTAAGTCATTTGATGCCGACGAGTTGGCAAAGAAAAAGACGGAACTTGCCGAGAAGTCTATCAAAATCAACGACCTTAATGAAGCCATTAAAGACTACAAGGAAGAAGTGAATCTTGAACTGAAACCGCTCAAGGAAGAGGTCAAGGAACTTCTTGGCGACATTAAGGCAAAGAGCCGTGTCGTTACCGAGAAGTGTTACAAGATTGTGGACGAGGACGAGCGTATGGCCTGTTTCTACAATGCCGAGGGCGTGCTTGTGTCGAGCCGCCCTGCGACGAAAGAAGAATTATCCCCAACAATCTTTAAGGAGATACGCAAGGCGGAGTAACAACTATTTAACAAAAATAAATTATGCAGAACGAAAAAATGCAAATCAATCTTGACAAAGACTGCCAAAAGGCAGAGGTTGTCATTCGTGAAGTGGACAAAGTGAACGAGCTTCCTGTGCTTGAACCAGAGAAGGTCAATATCAGCGGAACTATCACCTCGATATTCTCTTTCCTCGAAAAGCGGTGGGGGTGCGATGGACAGATAGACCACGAGCACACCCACATCATCGTAGACCGTGATAATCTTTCCATGACGCTCGTCGCCAATGAGACAGACGCACGAAATAAAATGGTGGTTGTCGGAAAGCTCCAGCTATCCCGTCAGTTTATGGCGTTCCACATCAACGACGGTTACGCTTGGGAACCTCTTGTGTTGAGCCAGTTCGTCAAGATGAACCGCGCTTATTTTTCCAACCGTGACGAAAACATGAAGCTGGTGTCGGTCTTCAAGAACTTCAAGGCAAAGGTTAACACCGGCTACGAGCGAGACCGCAAGGAGAACGGCTCTTTCACGGATAACTACTCGCAGATTGTGGATTCTAACATGCCCGACCGTTTCTCTGTTGTGCTGCCGATTTTCAAGGGTACAACAGCAAAGACTATCGAGATAGAGACCTATGCCGCCATCAACGGGCACGATGTTACTGTGCAGCTCGTATCGCCGAGTGCACAGCAGGTGGTCGATGAAACTCTGGACGTTATCATTGACGAGCAGATTGCAGCTATCAAGGAGATTGCTCCCGAGATTCCATTCATTGAGAAATGATTTTTAGTAAGGTTTTAATAGTTTAGAACGTGGGGAAGCGTCCCCACACTTGCTTTGGTGGCGGAATTGGTAGACGCACGCATAAGTTGGATGTGTTATGGTGTACGGAACACAGATGGCGCGCAAAGATAGAAGTTCAACTCTTCTTAATACATTATCTTATGTGATTTAGACGTAAATGCAGGTTCGAGTCCTGCCCAAGGCACAAAGAGGAAAATAGTTGGCTAATTGGTAAAGTTTAAGAAGTAACTTAGGAATATTGTCAAAGAGAAAGGCGGTGGGACTACCCATTGGGATAACAGATAATGAAACCCTTGTAAGGAGAATGGCCTTGCTATTCCGATAATAGTTCCTGCGTGAGAAACAGGCTTAAACAATACCAAGCTAAATCTGAAAAGAAAGTCAGACACCCATCGTATCTATCTAAGGTGCAAACTTAGGTGGGTGCTTAATTGAGAATTAACTCGGTGATGCAAATGACGAAGAGTATTCAGAGAAATGCAAACGAGACCAAACTCCAACAATCTAAGTAGAGGTATCATAGAACGGTGAGTAGGAAACACGTAAAAACACTGTTAAACAGAACAGGTCTATGATTTACTTGCAAGGCTTTTCCTTAGATTAACAAAGGTCTCATTTCGGAGTATAGTGTAATTGGTTAGCGCAGCAGAAACAGGGACGATACCCAACGCCTATCTGTGGGATAGCAACTGGGGCAGGTGAAACGGGATTAAGCAGTTGCGGTTCGAGTCCGCATACTCCGACTAACTAAAAAAAAATATGGAAATAATAACATCAGCAACGATTTTCAAGGCATTTGACGGAAAGATTTTTGAATCTGAAACCAAATGTAAAGAATATGAAAGACAGAGAAAAGAGTTTTTGGATAGGATAAAATTCTTTTTGGTAAGGCATTCTCCTGACTTGACAGAAACAGGGCTTTTCACAAGTGGATTACTTGTAGCTGTTTATTCAACAGAGGGATTGCAACAAGAGATAGTAACAAACTATTGTATAAAGAAATTCGGATATTTAGGAGAGTCTGTACAAGGATATAGATTTCAAACCTATTTTAGTGTTTCACTAATAGACTTTGAAACATATACGAATGGTGTAATAGAGGAATGGAGAGGCAAACGCCGCTATAACAAAATTGTTCTTAGTCCAAAAGAACTTGACGAGTTCAAAGGCATAGAAAGGTTTGATTATATGAAAGAATGGGGATTTAAGTAATGCCATACTATATCAAGAAGAAGAAATCAGACAAACCAAAGAAACGGCAAGCAAGCCAAGCTACTTTGGTAAAGAAGCTGGATAAGGTCTTTAGTCAGTATATCAGATTGCGAGATGCTTTCCCTAACGGCACATTCAGGTGTATATCGTGCGGAAAGATAAAGCCTTTCGACCAATCCGATTGCGGGCATTACCATTCGAGACGGCACATGTCAACCCGCTTCGATGAGGAGAATTGCAATAGTGAATGTCGTTACTGTAACAGGTTTTCAGCCGACCACCTTATCGGGTATCGTGAGAACCTTATCCGAAAGATAGGAATGCAGCGGTTTCAATTATTAGAAGTCAAGGCACGCAGCACAAAGAAGTGGTCTTGCTTTGAACTGGAAGAATTGATAAAATACTACTCAATATTAGTTAAGAAATTGAGCGAAGAGAAAGGAATAAGGATATGATGTATAAACTTCGTGACTACCAACAAAAGGCTTCCGATACTGCGGTAGCCTTTTTTAATGATAAGAAAGCAAAGTATAACGCTATAATGGTGTTGCCTACGGGTAGCGGTAAGTCGCTTGTGATAGCTGACATCGCTAACAGACTGCAAGGGCATACGCTTGTCTTTCAGCCGTCAAAGGAAATTCTGGAACAGAACTATAAGAAGCTATGCTCCTATGGTGTACTTGACTGCTCTGTTTACTCGGCTTCGTTCAATTCAAAGAATATAAGCCGTATCACCTTTGCAACGATAGGCAGCGTGATAAGACACACAGATGACTTTCAGCATTTCAATAACGTAATCATAGATGAGTGTCATTTTGTCAACGCAAAAGGTGGTATGTATGAAGAGTTTATCCATGCTACGGGGTGCAAGGTGTTAGGGCTGACAGCCACTCCTTACAGACTAAGTTCAAGCAGCTTTGGTGCAATGCTAAAGTTCCTTACTCGTACCCGTCCGCTGATATTCTCAAAGGTCATCTATCAAGTGCAAATATCGACTTTACTCGATATGGGCTTTCTTTCAAAGATAGATTACTTCCAAATGAACCCATTAGGGTGGGATGAGAATAATCTGCAAGCAAACTCAACTGGTGCTGACTATACGGATAAATCAGTAGAATCAGAGTACAACAGAATTGACTTCTACGGCTATTTAGTCAGTATTGTTAAGCGGTTGCTTTGCCCAAAGCGTGGCGGAGCAAGGAAGGGCATATTAGTCTTTACTCGTTTTCTGAAAGAGGCTGAACGGCTGACACAAAGCATTGAATGCTGCGAAATGGTATCTGGAACGACACCAAAATCGGAACGTGAACGCATCTTGAATGACTTTAAGAGTGGTAAGATAAAGGTTGTTGTGAATGTAGGAGTATTGACAACTGGCTTTGATTATCCAGAACTTGATACAGTGGTGATGGCACGCCCTACAATGTCGCTCGCTATGTACTATCAGATAGTAGGTAGAGAGATACGACCACACAAAGACAAGCAAGCGTGGTTTGTAGACCTTTGCGGAAACATCAATCGATTTGGTAAGGTTGAGGACTTGAAACTCATCGACACTAACGGAAAAGGAAAGTGGGCGGTGTTCAGTAACGGGAAACAATTAACGAATGTGATTTTTAATTGATTATGGAATACTTAGATTTTCTTAAAACAAAACAAGTAAAGATACAGAAATCGGGGTTTAATGTCGAAGATAAAGACTTAAACCCCATTTTGTTTGACTTCCAAAAATACTGTGTAAAGAAAGCCTTATCGGCAGGCAAATACGCATTATTCGAGGATTGCGGACTTGGTAAAACACTCCAACAGTTAGAATGGGCAAAGCACGTATCAGAACACACGAATAAGCCTGTACTTATTCTTGCTCCCTTGGGTGTTATTCATCAGACAATTAAAGAGGGTGCAAAGTTTGGATATAACGTTTCTGAAATTAGTCTAACGGTGTTTGACCAGGACTTAAAGGCAGGCATATATATCACGAATTACGATAACTTAGAAAACATTGATGCGTATTTATTTGGCGGCGTGGTACTTGATGAAAGTTCTATCTTAAAGAATTTCAATGGCAAGACAAAGCAGCAGCTTGTAGATGATTTCAACGAAACACCCTATAAGTTATGTTGTACGGCTACACCGTCACCAAACGATACTATGGAGTTATGCAACCATGCTGAGTTTCTCAACGTGATGACACGTAACGAAATGCTTGCAATGTACTTTGTTCATGACGGTGGAAATACTTCATCATGGCGATTGAAAGGACATGCTGAGCGTTCTTTTTGGGACTTTGTATCAACGTGGGCGGTGATGTTAACTTCTCCTTCTGATATTGGTTTTGACGGATCTAAATACATTCTTCCTAATCTCAACATTGAAGAAGTATTTATTGAAACAGAAAAGCGAGATAACGGCATGCTTTTCAATGATATTGCAGTATCTGCCACCACATTCCATAAGGAGCTAAAAGCTTCTCAAAAAGAACGTATGGAGAAAGTTGCAGAATTGGTTAACAATTCAGATGAGCAATTTATCGTGTGGATTGGTCATGACGACGAGGGCAAGATACTACGTTCACTTATCCCCGATGCAGTTGAGGTGAAGGGTAGCGATACAAAGCAATTCAAGAAGGAGAATTTGCTCGGTTTTGCTGATAATAAGTTTAGAGTACTTATTACCAAATTAAAGATTGCGCAATATGGACTTAACTATCAGAATTGCCATAATCAAGTATTTGCATCGCTTGATTTCTCATTTGAAGCAACCTATCAAGGTATCAGGCGTTCGTATCGTTACGGACAAAACAAAGAGGTTAATATCTTCCTTATTGTCACTGATACTATGCAGAACGTTAGAAAGTCAATCATTGAGAAACAAAACGCTTTCCTCAATATGCAAAAGAAGATGAGTGAAGCGACAAATCGCAATGTAAAGAATTTAATCAAACTAACCAAAATGGAAACAGATAAGAATTACAAATCAGACAAGTGTGATATTCGTCTTGGCGATTGTGTACAACTCATAAAGGATATTCCTGATGAGAGTGTAGGATTTTCTATATTCTCACCACCATTTGCAGAACTCTATACATATTCTGACAAGTTGGAGGATATGGGAAACTCGAAGGATTACAAAGAGTTCTTTATCGCTTTCAACTTTCTTGTTAAGGAGTTATATCGTGTCCTTTGGAGTGGTCGTAACATTGCCGTTCATTGTATGGACTTACCTATTCAGAAAGGCAAAGAGGGTTATATCGGGCTTCGTGATTTCTCGGGAATGATACTCAAAGCATTTCAAGATGCAGGGTTTGTCTATCATTCACGTGTCACTATTTGGAAAAACCCCGTAACAGAGATGCAACGTACAAAGGCTCTTGGATTGCTTCACAAGCAAGTGAAGAAAGATAGCGCGATGAGCCGTGTGGGCATCCCTGATTATCTTCTTGTTTTCAGAAAAGAGGGAGAACACGACCACCCAATACATTGTGGTATTGACGTCGATACTTGGCAAAAGTACGCATCACCAGTGTGGATGGACATTGACTACTCAAACACGCTTAACGCAGCATCGGGGCGAGAAAGTAACGATGAGAAACATGTATGTCCCCTTCAACTTGACACAATCAAGCGAGCAGTTACCCTTTGGAGCAATGAAGGAGATACAGTATTAACTCCTTTCTTAGGTATTGGTTCAGAGGTATATCAATCTATCCTATTAAATCGTAAGGGCATAGGATTTGAATTGAAAGATAGCTACTTTGCGGAGGCGGTGAAGAATTGCAAAAAGGCAGAGTGTGACGTTTCTCAAAAGTCATTGTTTGACGCAGTATGATAAAACTTGATGACAAGTTTACCATTCGATACTCCCCCCACGAGCAGCTTGTAATGTTACGGCTAATCGTGAGGGCTGATGATGACGGCATTTCACGAACGAGCTATCGAAGCCTTGCAAATGATTGCGGATTATCCCTACAAACTTGTAGGAATGTTTTATCCTCGCTTGCTAACAAAGGAGATATAGACACGATTGCTAACCCGAAAGGGACATTCTTTGTTGTGAACAAGTGTGATGATTATCGCTTTGGTAAGAAGAAAACAAACGAACAATCAAAGCAGGTTTTAACGTCTTTACAAGCAAAATGTAAAGAGCGTGAGAAAGCATTTGAAAAGAGCCTTATTCCTTTCGTTTCTTCACGTGGTGGCACTTACGAGCCTACGATGATACGTGCTTTCTTCAACTATTGGACAGAACGAAACAAATCAGGAACCAAGATGCGCTTTGAACTTGAAAAGACGTGGGAAACCGCAAAACGGTTGCAGACGTGGGCAAGCAGGGAGAAAGTGCAAAAGAGTACCACTACCCTCAAATCATCTGAAATGAACTACGATAAAGATAGCGATTGGTAAATGGAACAAATAGATTTCAAATCCGCCATTGAGCGGTTACGAGATACAACGTATAAGCCGTTACCCGACAAGGTGCAAATCAGCATACCAAATGCAGGAACGCACCTTAAAGGAGGATTAAAGTACTTCTGTGGTGATAATGCAAAGTGGAACACTGACTATGAGAAGATAGTTCAGTGGTTAACTGATAACAAAGGTAAAGGCTTAATGCTTGTTGGAAATTGCGGTGTTGGTAAATCGCTGATAGGTATGATAATTATTCCTTTACTTCTTAACCACTATTGCAGGAAGGTTGTAACAATCTGCACGGCAAATGAACTCAACAAGTCACCCGATGAGATTATCAACAGACATGTTATTTATGTTGATGACGTGGGCACAGAGGATGTATCAAATATCTACGGCAACAAGCGAGTGCCATTTGCAGAACTCGTTGATGCAGCGGAAAGGGACGGCAAGTTACTAATGTTCTCTACCAACTTAGACGAAGACCACTTGAAAGCCAAATATGGCGATAGGGTGGTTGATAGGCTTCACGCTATAACAAGAAGAGTAACGATAACGGGCGATTCAAACCGAAAGTAACTATGTCGAATAATATCAACTCAGACTACGCCTATTGCAGGGGCGTGGGTTGTGAATTAAGAAACTACTGCAAGCGGTATCTTTCAGCCCCTCCCGATGCTTATATGTGGTGGGTGCAAGAGAAGTACCAAGAAGATACTGGGATGTGTCCTCATTTCGAGGATAATTATAAAGATTAACTAAACCAAATCAATATGACACAGAAAGAAATCGAAAAAGTGAACTGCTTTCTGAAACGAAAGTATAACATATTTCACGCTGATTTAATTACACGTGCGATGCAAGATGAAAGTATATCCGTAGGGCAATTTGAGGTTGGATGCTATCTAATTGCCATTGCGGAGCAACAAGATAAGGACGAGTTTGTACCTAAAGGTTGGGAGGAAGTGTAACAATGAAAAGATATTTATGTCCTCATTGCTATGGGAGTGGTGGATTCTATATGCCTATATGGCGTAATGGTATAGAGGTTGATAAGAAATGGGAATCATGCCAAAAGTGTAAAGACGGAATAGTAAGAGAGCCATGAGTGCAGACAAGAGATATTTAGCTGAGGAGTATGCAGAGAAAGAATTTCATCGCGTAAATGGAGACGATGCTCCCTGCTTTACAGATGAAGCCTGTTTTAACTTCGATGACATTAGGTACGCTTTCGAGGCAGGGTATGATAGTGTATTTGAGGGACTCCACCTTTTATTTAGGGAGTCACAAGAAGGGTTAGTGGCACCTGCTAATTTTTTGGGAGAGGGATAGACTTATCATGTGTTTAAGTCAGCCTCAGTAGATGAACCACGATACACATTTGCGTTTGAATATGAAAAGCCAACTCAATGGTACGATACATTGGAGGAAGCTATGAACGCTGCTAATGATGATTATCGGGAACGAATTAAAGAAACATTAGGGTTATGAAAGAAAAGAAAGACTTATCTCTGGTGTACGCATTGAAAGAGTATGCCAGAGTGAACGGAGAAAGTGACCTTATCTTTGAAGATAACAAGTACTTCACATTTGACGACATCAAAGCAGCTTTCAACGCAGGGCGCGAGAGCGTAGTGGAGAATATGCCAGAGTTGAAATGGAATAACGAAGACAGGTTTGGGGATTTCTGTGAATGTACGGAAGAAGGTTATTCGAATACACCTTTTGGAATCTATTCTATTTTACAATGGTACAATTCTCCAGATATTGCTATCTATTTTGCTGGAGAACACTTTAAGTCCAATTTTCAAAGTGTAGAGCAAGCCAAGCTGGCAGCCAATGAGGACTATAAGAAACGAATTAAACAAGCATTGGGGTTATGAAATCAGCGTATATAAATAAAAACACATCGGAACTAAGAATTTGGCTTAGAAGTATAGGTATGTTACCAATAGACTACCCTGAATGTGATAGTCGTAACGGACTGATTGCACCGTATCACATAAGGCGAGGTATGGCGCACGAAGATAAAGATTGGGTGATGTTTTACCGAGACGGTGTAGTTTATGACACGGACGATGATGCATCAGACTATTATTTCTGCGACACAGAAGAAGAGTTTAAGAAAAAAGTATTGGAATTAATAAGCAATTATCAATTATGACAATAACAGAATTACAGGAGAAACTCCAAGAAATGTACGAAAAGTACGGAGATGTTGAAGTACGACATCAGTGTGGAGATGTCGGTGATTATTGCGGTATATCTTGCGTTACAAGAGATGGCGGAGATATCGTTATTTTGTAAGATATGAAATGCCATTACGAAAAGATTAAAGGTGTCGGCAAGGTTCTTATCCCTGGTTGTATGGCAGTTTTTGCTTATTTGGAGAGTAAAGATAAACATTAAAGATAAACATTAAAGATTAAAACGATATGGTATCAATATCAGACATTCAAAATGATTCGTATCATTGGGGAACGGAAGATTCTCATGCAAATAATACAGAAACCGCAAACGATTTTATTAAGAATGAGTTGCCGCCAAATGTAGATGTTTATTTCCAAGATGAAAATTATTTGGAATTTATATTTGAAGATGGTAAGTATTATTCTGCAACCATATTCGGCAATGGTGACTTTACTCACCATCAAGCTAATTTTGAATTTATAAAATAATTAGTTATGAACGGAATAACAATAAACGATAAGCAGTACATCTTCCTCAAAACAGATAAGTCTGTCGATTGCTACAAGTGCGATTTAGATGAGGATGATGTATGCAAGAACAGTGTTGTATGCGAGTCTTTTCACTACTTGCTACATGGTAGTGAGGGGTGCGGAGTGTTTAAGGAACTAAAAGAAGAAAAGTAATATGAAGAAATTTATTTTATTATCAGTGTTAGCATTTGTAGTCAGTTCTTGTGGCTACGAGATTAGGAAGAAACCCGAACCACCTAAGCCGAAACTGACAAAGGAGCAGATACGAAAGCAGGAGTATGAGCAAAGGTTGAAAGACTACGATGTACAGTTCTTGTTTGAGTGTAACGGAGTAAAGGTCTATCGTTTTCACGATGGTGGAGAGGATGTCTATTTTACAGATACAAACGGAGTGACAAAATATCAGTACACTACGAAAGCAGGAACACATAGGGTGCAATCTATTAACACAAGGAGGTAGCATGAACAGAGAAATATTATTTAGAGGGATAAATTTTCAGAAAGAATGGGTTTACGGAGACCTTTTCCATTCATACGCAAATAATGACATGGCTATTCTCTACTATAGAGAAGGTAGTAAGACACCTACGTTTGATGCTGTCTTTTCTGAAAGCGTTGGTCAGTACACAGGACTGAAAGACAAAAATGGGGTTAAAATATTTGAGGGAGACATAATTTCTCTTGGAGACCCAAATATTAAATATCTAACAATGTGTAGAAATGCAGGATTTGCCGCAAAGCAGATTGGCGCAAGTAGCTACATAGGTCTAACCTATTGGGCAAGCGACATAGAAGTATTGGGCAACGTAATAGACAACCCAGAACTTATAAAATAAAGCGTATGAAAAAGATAATGTTTAATGACAAGTACTGCCTGACATTTTCAGTGCTTGCCGGAAATAAGACAATGACAAGGCGAGTACTGAAAGTGCCTAAAACTTGTAATGGTAAAGAAGTGTATACTTTTAATATACTTACTAACAATGCAGGTACACAATGTGTGGATTTGGTTGATGAAAATGGAGGCGTATTAGACAGCTGGAAACCACATTATGAAGTTGGTGAAGTTGTAGCAATTGCGCAAAGCTACAAAGAACTATATCCTAATGCCGATTTTGAAATGGTCGGAAATGGGTTTATGACGGAGTCAGCAGGTTGGAACAATAAGATGTTCGTTAGAGCCAACTTAATGAAACGCCACATCAGAATTACAGATGTCAAGGTGGAACGATTGCAAGATATTTCAAAAGAAGATTGCCTTAAGGAAGGTATAATATTTATTGAACCATTATTTATTGGAGATGATGCTTACTTTTACGCTGTCAAACGTAAAGTGAGACAGATGTATGACAATATTCTTAAATTTTTCTCTTCTCCTCAAAGAGCCTACGCAGACTTAATTGATAAAATCAGTGGCAGGGGTACGTGGGAGAGTAACCCATGGGTGGTTGCGTATAGTTTTGAATTAGTAGATTAACGAATCGTCACGGAAAAGTCACGGAAAAGTCACGGAAATAAGGTGAAACGTAAAAAGTAAAACAAAGTAACTATGGAAGTAACATTAAAGGCTGGGGATAGCCTTAATATCCCAGAAGGCTGCAAGGCGGTAATCAAGGACAATGTGGTTGTTTTTGAGAGAGAAGAGAAAGAGGATATGCGGGAGTTTAAGGATGGTGACGTGTTGCACTCTACTTATGACAGTGTAGTACTTATTTTCAAGGATTATACTGATAGTACATATTTTTCTTCACACTACAATTGTAGTGGAGTGGGTAACAATATGTGGAGGATATGTTGTTTCCGCCACGCCACCGAAGAAGAAAAACAACTGCTCTTCAACAAGATGAAAGAGCAAGGTTTGCAATGGAATGCAGAAGAGAAGCGAGTAGAGACGATTAGATGGAGAGCGAAGAAAGGAGAATATTATTATCATATTAATGCAGATGGTTTTGCATCGACAATTAAACATACAGATTATATTACTGACTACTATAGGTATAATTTTGGTAACTATTTTCGTACCAAAGAGCAAACGAAAGAAGCTGCAAGGCGTGTACGAGAAGCCTTGCGACAATATCATGAGGAGATAGGAGAGTAATTATGGATATTCGTGATATTAAGATTGGGGATAAAGTCTGTAACAAAGATGACGGATTCCCTATGACAGTTGTTGGACTTCATTCTACGCTTTCAAACCTAAGTAACGGCACTGTTTACCTTGACTTTGAGGGGAACGAAGGGGATATGTGGGAGGAAGAGGCAAAAGACTTGATACCCTATAATGTTTAGATACTAAAACGAACGAGTATGCGCTAACGTTCTCTGATACGGGCATAACTATGACAGAAAAGGAATACACAGAAAGACGAACTGCACTCGTTGGGCAGGCGATGAAGATAAATAAAAAATTCTTTCCTCGATGTGTCAAGGCAAAGCTTAGGCAGATTGCAAAATTAGAAAATGAGTATCGTGATGCTGACTACGAAACTCGTAAGAATGAACTTTACAACGAATGGTTTAACTAATGAAGGTAATTTTAGACATATCATTTGATGGGAGGAACATCAATGACATTTATAACCTGCCGTGTGTAATGGCAGTGACGAAAGATGCAGGAGGAAAACCTGCTGTAATCCTCAAAAAGACACACACCAAAGGACGGACGATAGCCCGACTTGGCGACCATATTTGTCAATATGAGAGTGGTTTATGGCAGGTTTACGGCTCTGAGGCAGCCGATAAAATCATTAAAGGAGGAAAGTACGCACATGAATGAATTTAACGCAAAGAAGTTGGCTAAGAAAGAGATAGTTGACTTCATGAAGATAACAGAAAAGCATAGGGAAACTTTTAACCATGTTTCAGCCCTGTTCCATACTATCGTAGGTGGAACGAACGACATTGCCCATACCTATATGCGTGATGCAATAGAGAAAATCAAAGAAGCAGGACTATACAAGCAAAGGGTGAAGAAAACGTGCAAAGATGCTATGTCCCGATATGATGTTTTTGAGAAACTCAACATGCAGGATATGCAGAATGCAGAAACGGACAAACGTCAGCTTTACATGGACTTCCTCGATAGTGTCGATGAAAGGCTAAAGCCTCATATCTTTCTATTCCGCCAAGCAATAAAAAGAGTACTTGATAGGAATATGATAAAGGATAGTGACTTAAAGTCATATATTATCCTTGCATACGAACTTATCAACTACTCGGTAGAATTGTTCGATAAGTTCATCGAAGGCTGTCCGTCTTGTCCTCCTGTAAACTTTGGACTTACCTTTAAGCCTGCACGACTTCACGCTGTCCGCCAAGCATGGGGGCAGGTTGAGGAAATACTCTGCAAAGACTGCGTGAGCATTGACCTCAATAAAGATGAGAATTGCAGACGTTCCCTTGATGTTATCGAGCTAAATCTTGTGTCAGAGAAGCTTATAAACGAAAGCGGTACGGATGCCCTTGAACTCAATCCTGACGCACGAATGGAAGCTGATAGACACATGATGGAGTGGGACAAGAAAAACCACAAGAAATATGAACTCACTGATAGGCAAGCAGACTATCTACGTGAGAACTACCACTTGAAAACCAACAAGGAACTCGCAGCGTTTATCGGATGTGGTCTTACAAAGCTACGTGAGTTCGCAAAGGAATTAGGTCTAACAAAAAAGAAAGTAGCATGAGTAGAACAAAGTTTTGTATAATGGCAGTCGTAACCCTTGCTACATTTGGGTTTGCTGTTTACGTACATAGTAGCAACAGACTTGTAAAGGGTATAGTTATCGAGAAATCGGAGATACCCGAACACTATGAAACAATAGATAAGGGTGTCTTACCTTATGAGCAGAGATACATTAACGCTCGGTATTTTGTCACTCTTTCATTTCACAACAGGACGGAAAAGATTGCCGTTGATGGGGTGACATTCGATAAGGCAATTGTAGGTAAAGTATTAACAATCAAAAGATAATATGGGAAAGAGAGATTTTCAAGAACTGATGGATTTTGCAAGGTCAAATGACCTTATGAATGTGCCACTAAACATCGTGGTACAAAAGTTCAGAATTTACAAGAAAGGGAGTGCCAAGTAGGTGCTCCCTTTTTTGTTTATACGAAAACCCTGCTTGTCCTCACGGATTGCAGGGTTATCCTAAAAATAATCTTACCTTAAATAACTAAAAACCTAAATCAATTCAAAACAAATTCAACACGTTTCTCCTACAAATTTAGCAAATTATCGTGAAAGATGCAAGAGAAAAGGAATATTTATTCAAAGAATTTATGCAAATTCTTTCCAATATTGCAAACATTGGAAAGAATTAAATCTGTCTATACTTCTTCAACAGCCAAACAACGATATATCCAATGATTGCAAGCAGAAAGGTCGACATTGCGCCTATTGCCCAACCACCGACATCCATCTTGATTTTCTGCCACCGAGAGAGTTTCTTTTCTACTGGTATTGGAACTTCTTTGTATTCTGTCTTTGTTGCACGCAAGCTATCATTGCTCGCTTTATAGCGGTCAACCAGACGTTGGAGGGTAAGATTGTCCTGAGTTGCATGCCATCTATCACGATAGCGGACAATTAACTTTTCCTTGATGTGTCCTTGATTGTCCTTGACGATTACCACGCTGTCATGAATAGCGACACTGTCACGGATGTTAATCACCTGCCGAGTGATTAAGCTATCCTTGATATGTACGCTGTCTTTCCTTGACATGTAGATAGTATCAGTGCGGATAGACTGCACAGGTACATATACTCTATGTGAACAGCTTGTAAGGCAGAGAGCCGTAAGTGCAAGTAAGCCAATAATGATTAACATTGAATACACGTAGTATTTAATTTCTTTATCTTCCATATTCTTATACGTTTAATGTGAAACACTGCCTTCTTTGCTTCCCGTCCGCACGTTTATAACCCACGTGCACCCATCGGGATGTCTTCGACTTCTCGATAATGATTTGGTCAAAGGCATAACCCATATGGGAAAACTCTGTTGCAAAGAACTTTTCAAACTCATCTTGCTTACCATTGACAGGCTGCAAGTCAGCTGCATAACCCTCGACATGAGCAGAGTTTTTTACTCCACCTACTGCCTTATTCAATTCAGGAGAGCGATAGCCACTTGACACACGGATTGCAGGCGTACCAAGTGAATGCTCTGCACAGTACTCTTCCCACTCTGCACGGATACTCTCTAAAAGGGTGATTGTCTCCGTTAAGTGCACCCTTACTGTCGATGTTGGGTTGTTGTCAATCCCCAACCGATTTGCGGTTGAGGACTGAATTAATTCTCCTATTGTGAAATTTGCCATATTATGTCATTAATATTAACATTACAACACCTTATTCTCTCCCTCGTAGAACTCTACTGATGGATAGCCTTTGGCAAGTATCTTCTGCTTTAACGCTTCGTCTACCGTGCCTTTTACATTCCTAAATATCAGATTCGGCTTGTGCCCGTCTTGCGACACGTCGGGCAGTATCTTTTCTGCTACGATGTTAATATCTAAGGCGTGTCTTTTATTCTCTTCCTCGAACTCAAAACACTCCACCTTGCTATTTTTAATAGTTGCTAAATAATAGTAAACGTCTTCGTTTGACTGTATATTCTTGGTAATTCTCACCTTTTTAGCAACGCATCCTGAGAATAAGCCAATGCTATCTATATATTCGAGAATCGCATCTTGATTGTTGTCAGAAGCAAGTTTAGTAAAAAATCCTTGCGCATTTATAGTTATAGTGTTTACTATGGTATCACTAAATGAATTTGATATATCGCATAGTCCCATAGTAAATACATTTAAGTCTAAATGTGGGGCATTCATACTCTCAAAGCATCTATTTCCCGTATCTGTTAAATAAGAACTATTAAAGCAATACTTTGCAAGTTCTAACTTTTCGTTAAAGTCTGGGTCTGTTTCGTTTGCTCCGTTCATATAATCACCCTGAAAGGTTGCCATCAAACTATTTATATCGGTTACATTCTTTAAAAAGTAATCCAAAATCAAAGGATACGAAGAGTCTGCGCTTGTGTCTAACCCTGCCATCCACGCTGCTGCTTTCTTCTGTAAGTCGGTGTAGTGGTCGGTTTCTTTCTCTACTATCTTTTCTACCACTTTCTCCACTACACGTGGTTCAGGTAGTCTTAAGTCGAGTGCATCGCCGTTATCATCAACAAGAACGATAGGGGCTTTAGCCTTGTACGTCTCCTGACGTATGCCATCCTCCGAGTAGTCTGCATCGGGGTTGTCAATGACGCATTCTACCTCGATACGTCCTTTACCAAGATCGTGATTATCAAAGAACACAATCAGGCGATCGCCGTCCTGCTTACAGTGTTTACATACTCCGTTCTTTCTCTCTGCTTTGTACACGGTAAAGCCGTTCTCGGTCTTTGCAGCGATTGAGAAATCGCAACCAGGAAAGGCTACGGGCTGACCGTTTTTAACCAATTTTACTGCAAGTGGGAAATCACTCTTATAGTTGATACGTGATAGTCCCTCTTCATGTCCTTGACTTTGTTCACCAAGTGTTACTGTTTCCATTTCTTTTTTCTCCTATTTGTCTGTGTTGTTAATTATTCAATAGTCGCATTGTCGCTATCACCTCCGATGTAATCAGTAACGGCGGCAATGACTTTCTTTGCGTCCTTATCTGAAGATGCATTTACTACAGATTGGATAATCTTCTGTATATCCTTTACCTTACTCTTTCTCTCCCGTGCATGCTCTATAAGACTTTTTGCTTCGATGATAAGAAGTCCTATAGCCACTAAGATAGTAATAACTGGTATGGTCTTAATATTCAGTAGCGTGCAGGCAATGAATATCACCGCATCCACGATAAATGCAATGAGCAATACACGCCAATACTCTCCTAACTTTCCGATTGTCTTACGCATGCTATGCGAGTCAATGGGTTTACCCAACTTCTTTTGTGTGTATATTCTGTCCCATAGGTCAACGAAGATGGCACAGAAAACAAGCACCCACATTATCACACATACTATCAAGTGTATAGCTACTGAGTACATGAAGTGCGGTGTGAACTGAAACTCTATTACATCCATAGATACACCTCCTTTACAGTAAGAAAAGAAAAACACCCACTATCGCACCGAGTACGCCTGCTGATACGTCCAACCAATCGAACTGCTCCTTTCTGTAGTAGTAATCGACACTCTCTTTTCCTGTCATGACGAAGAATGCTGGTACCAATGCAAAAATTAAGTACGCATTAACTGCGTGTAAAGCCTTGCACGCAATCATAGAAACGACAAGACCAGCAAACATGTGCAGATACTTATCGCTACCAATGGCTGCGAGTCGTCCGAAAATCCTGTAAATACAATCTAATAAATTTTTCATATCACTATTTTATTTAATTAAACATCCATATTAGGTACTGGTGTAACAGCTGGTGGTTCGTCGCCATTCGATGGGTTGATTAGATTTCCACCGCTATCAGAAGAGAAGTTATTTCCGCCTAATTCAGAAACATACGACTTCGTAACAACCGTGTCGTAATAAACAGACCGCACAGAGTAAGACATCTTTTGAACTACAACCGCACCTCCACTTGTAGAGCCAATCTCGAACAATCCGCCATAAATAAGTTCTCCACTCTCTCCAATCTTAAGTGTGATTGGAGTTGTAGCTGCAACTATAGCCTTATCGTCGCCTGTGTGTTGCTTTCCTAACTGTAAGGTTATATTTTCGTGTGATTTATCATCCAGCGTAGCAGTCAACTTAATATCACCACCTCCATAAGTGTTCTGTTGAAAACCTTTATTGGTAATTTTCACAATGATGTTAACACCGAGATAAGCCTTACCATCACGCTTGCTAACGAAGTATCTGCTGGCATTAATCAACTTCATATCTACTCCATACTTATTCACTATACCACGATGATTAAGCATTAGCTGCGGCTGTCCGAGTTCATTCGTAAGAATGATGTTCGGGTAGCCGTCCACCTCTCCGAAGGTAATGTTCCCGAACCGGCAGCGCATCAGGATGCGGCGGGCGTCGACGGTACCGTCCTCGTTGAACATGGCGATGTCCTCGCCCTTGTTGTTGCGTATCTTCGTCCTATCGGCCGTGAGTGTTATTTCGCCGTCTTTAATCTCCATGCCTGCCTTACTCATTTGTGTATAAACGTCTTCTCCCTCTGCTGGTATCCATGCTTTCTCGGGCTGCGTGCCCTCGGTGAGCGTGATCCAATTAACGGTTACCTCGCCGTTCTTACCTTGCGGAAGTTGGTTAGGGAAAGAGTAACAGTTAAAGCAATATGTGTTATCCACTGATGCTTTGTCTTTTGGAATGCGGAACGTGACAGAGTTGGTTGTGTCAGATGTAGCTTGTATATCGCAATCTACCATAAAGCCTTTCCAGCTTTTATCGAAGATATATGTGCGCAGCATCTGACGTTTGTCCCATGCGCTACTACTTATGCGACCATTTACCGTTAACGTGTAATCCGTTTCAGGCTTTAGCTTTACAGTCAATTCTCCATCGTTTACCATAGCAAACGCACGGCTAATTGTTCTGTTCAGCTGTCCCCCCTTAATGAGATTCCTTGCCCCACTCTTCAGGCTCTCCACTTGCAGGCGAATGCCTCGTGCGTCCTGCTGAATGGTGGTAATGTCCTTTCCGTTCTGCGACACGGTCTCCCTAACATCCCCTATGACGTTCACAAACGATGCAGCTTCCATTGTGATTTGCACGGAACGGCGGTCGAGCGTCTTGTTCGCTGTGTCCCTTAGTTCGATGTTGATAAAGTCGGGCCTGTCGCCCGTCTTCGAGTAGTTCGCCATCTGATACGTTCCGCTGTTGACCCTGCCTGCCGTCATAGTGAGGAATACTCCTTGATTCGTCCATGCAATGAGGTGATAACCTTGTGCCGCTCCCGTTTCTACACTAATCTGCGCACCCTTGACGTGCTCGATGGTGTACTCAAGGTTTACACGTAGCACGTTGTCAGATGCCACGATAGCTTTCTCCGTCTGTGGCTGGAGACGATAGAACTCCGCTGCTGCTCCGTTGCTCCCGTTCGCACCCCGTGCACCTGTGTCACCCTTTGCGCCTTTCTCTCCGTCGCGTATATCGGCAATCGTAATTTGTTGCCTTGCAACAGCTCCTTTATTCATATCTATTATGTTTTAGGTAGGCGGATGAGTTTCCGCCTACGATTGGTTATTTCTTCGTTATCTCACAGACGATGGTTGTCTTTGTAGCCACCTCGGCAGCAAGAACGGTGATAGGGTTGCCAGTCTTGACGTTCGATGTTGCCCCATTCCAATTCTGTGGCTTGCCTTCCTTATCGAATTTTGTCCATGCGTAATCGAACTTGCGGCTTGCGGCTGCCGTCGCCTCGTCTTCTATCTTCGTTCCTGACTGCCATATACGTGCGCTGATGGTAGTCTGCCCAGTTCCGTTGACAATCTTGTCGCCTGTTGGGCAGTAGAGTTCAACGGTGTAAGGGTCGGTTAAGTCTTGGAACGTCACGAGGGCTTGTGCGTCGGATACCGATTGCCCATTGCCACCATTGTCGTGAGCACGCACACGGAAGGTTTGGAAGTTCAGTACGTCAGCAGGCTTCACTGTTAGCGTTGCACCATTAGCACGTCCCGATGCTACTGCCTTCCATGCTCCTGTAGCCGTGTCAAACTGCTCCCATGTGAAGGAGTTGCCTGCGTTGTCGGCGACCGAGCCACGGAAGCACTGTGCCGTGACGGTCAAGTCGCCAGTAACGGTCTTGTCGAACACGTTACCCTTAGGGCAGGTCAGCACGACAGAGAAGAGTGCGCCACTCGTCACGTTGCGTATCACAGCGAACGAGCCACCAATCTTAGATGTGATGTGGTCAGTATCTATATAGTCCGCTGTGAACGTCACGTTAAGGTCTGTCGTGAGATTACCCTTGATAACAAGTTGCTTAGCTGCGTTGACAGCATAGTTTGCGTTGTTTGTCGATGCCGTGATAGCTGTTCCATTGACCGTGTAAACGACATTCGTACAGTTCGCCAAATGCTCCGTCGCATCGCCACTCTCATACACTTTCGGAGTAATCGTGTTGTTCTGTGTAGGGTAATTCGGAGTGTACACGTTCGTATCGGGGTTGTACCCTTGTGAAAAACCCTGCGAGGCTGTGAAGTAAACCTGTACCGACTTTGCATCGTTGAGGTCTACAATAGTAATTTGATTTCTTGCTGTAATTGCCATTGCTTTTAATCTATGAAGTTAATACTTAGTTAATCGTCTAATACGCATTCAAAGACGGTGCGCTTGTCTACGTCCTCCGCCTTAATAGTGATGGCTGAGCCTACGCCCTTATGCCTGTCGTTCCATGCCTCGTCATACGTAGCGTTGCCGCTGTGTCGAATCCATGAGAAGCTGGATGGAGGAAATGTACTTGTAATATCCACGTTCTCCTTTGTCACGACAGCTGTGAGCGTTACGCTGCCTTGACGATTACGAATGAAGTTACCCCCGTCAGAATAGATGTTAAGCATAACAGGTGCTGCTCCCTGCTCACCTTCCGCACCCTGCGCCACCTGCTTAATCCACTTCGCGCTCTTGTCTGATGGAACGTCTGCAGAGGGTTCTTTTGCCACGTAAAGCCATAGCGAACCTTGATAAGAGAAGCGGTCGTAATGCCCTGCTATCGTTCCCGTCTGCCACTCGCCACGATCGCATACAATTGGCGAGCTTGTGCCCGTTCCTGCTCCCGATACTATCTTGAAGCTGTCAGAGCGAATCGTAGTGCCTCGTGGCGAAAACTCGTTGACAATATGTGTAGATAGGTTGAAGTCATTAATGCCTGCATAGTCAACCCTTTTACCCTCCGACATATAGAGAATGTAAGCGTATTGTCTGTCGGGGTCGGTCTGCGAGCCTAACTGTATGATGTCGTCCTCTGCCTGTGGAGCGTCATTTTCCGTGCTGGTATCATATCCCACGCACGCATGCTTCTTTCCGTCAATAGTCAGGTCGAGACTGCCTTTGATGTCCGACAGGTCGATGAAGTAATACAGCTTTCCGCTGACCGTCTCATCGCCCATGTTCACCACCAGCCGCCAGTAATAGCGGTTGCTCGCCTGCTTCGTTGTACGTGAGAGGAGGTTTGCTGTTTTGCACATCGCTTGGTCGCCGATTCTCCAGTCGTTCGATATGCGCTTTTCTCCGTCGTCTGCCAAGAAGTAACAACGATATACGTTACCAGTCTTCTTCACGAATGCAATCATACCACCTGCGCTCGTATATCCAACGTCCCCCGTAGTAAATGCCAGTCGTCTATACTCTAACTCTGAAAAGGTTGCTTTCTGCCTTACATTGAGTTTATCTACCTCTGCTATTGATTTCCCATAATCGTCCTTGTAAATACCAAAACCAGCACCGTCCAATAGTCCTGAACGGAAATCATCACTCTTTACTGAGTTTGCCTTGATAAATCGAACAAACAAGTCGCCAAGTTCAGTTATGCCGTACCCATTACCAACAGCGATACCCTTTAAGAATGTAATCAACTCTTGGGCGGTGTCGGGTGCGTTTTTGCGGAGAAAACGTGGGTCTACATAGTTCTTTACAAGTTCACTTGTCTGCGTGGCATTCAATCCGCCACCGCTGAAATTACCCGATAGGATATTATTTACATCCTCCTTTAACTGCGAGATAGTACCCTTGACGGCTTGATTGCCAACGGTTATCTCCTGAATAATCGGATAATCCAGCTTTGTAACCAACTTTATGACACGTGTCTTTAACTGATAGCCAAAGCCATCGTCAAACGTGACTTTCTGACCGATATAGAGGTTAGGATTCTTGTTTGCGAAGGCTACCGCATTAGAGGAGAATGAGTAGTTATTGTTATCCTGCGCACGTCTTTTTATCTCCTTGATAGTTCGTGCCGCTAATTCTTCTTGTGCAAGTTTCGTCTCCTGCTCACTCATTACGATGTTAAACAGCACGACCATATTACAAGTAAGGTCAGGGAGAGCATTTCCTCTTGGATAAAGTCCCTCGCTTTCATTGGTAGGAATAATGGTATCTCCGCTTTGATACTTGAGTATTTCGTAATCACCCTTTAAGATGTCTACGCCACTATCACCCTCGTTTGGTTTCGGAGTGACTGGGTTGTTTATCTCGTGGTAGTGGAGTTCAAATCCCTCTTGCCCATTAGGTTGACCGACCAAAGCCTGCGTAAGGGCATCATACTGCCCATCTACAGCGTGGGTGTTAACCTTGAATATTCCTTTAAGCGTGTATCCTTGTAATACCTGCTTCTTTGGTTCTATCTCATAGTCATACCAATAGTGAGTAATGATATTTCCACTTTCGTCCTTATCGTGAGTTATGTTGATAGCGGTTTTGCCAGCTATCTGCGTTGTAGAAGGGAATGCCAAACGCATATACCAAATAGTATATGTCTTTTTGTTTCCTCTGTTGTCAAGTTCTATTGTGTTTGTCTGAGAGTTCTTGAGATAACGCACGTGCTTACGTACGTTATAAACATACAAATCAATATGCGGATAAACATCATCAAAGGAAAGTGCAAGCGTTTGCTTGATTTCTCCTGATGCCTCAAATGCTTCCTTTGTGATGACGTTCCCCTCTGTGTCTACATAGATATATCCGTCAGGGTAAACAGACTTGTCAAGTCCTAATCGTAGGAGTGTGGCAACATTGCCAGTGCCCACAAGTGCCTTTTTAGACATATTCTTTGTTGACCCCTGCGGATAGAAACAATTATAATAGTTCTCCTTGCTTTCGCTAAGAGATGCTTTCTGTATATTTTCGTGTACCTTTAATGTAGGAACATCCTCGCCAAGATTTATGCTTATCTGACCGAAGTATAAAGCCTTATGTTTCCACGATAAATGCCATTCACAAGCGTTATTCTTGCAGCCTTGAGCAATAGAAGATAATACGGAAAGTATATCATTCGATGATACGGAAAATGATACGGAACTATCCACATTACCGCAAAGGGTGAATGTAAACTTTTCGCTCTCTGTCGTTATATTGAGTGCTTCATTGATAGCCTTGCAGGCGTATTCAAGTGCATTTGTTGTAAGTCCTTCAAATGACCATTCTTGTTGCTTAATAGGGTTCTTATCCGCATCCGTGGTGTCATAGAGAAACGGCACACGTGAAAGCCACATCAAAGGGTGCTGAAATTCGGGGGTGTACTTAAATCCCTTGTCGTCCTCCGTCGGTGTGTACGGACTGAGTAACCTATACTTCAATCCGTCATCGAAAGGTATAATATACGCACCTGCTGGCAATGTGAGTTTTACATTGCTCTGCCATGACAAACGTACAAGGTCACTTCTGCCTAATTCTTGCTCGTGTTCTGCGCCATCTGTCAGTGTCGCATCGAGTATCTTGTTGTTATGAATGTCGTATATTACCATAATCGCAAAGATAACAAGAAAAGAAAGGGTATGGGAATGGGATAAAAACAGAAAAGCCACAACAAAAACGTTGTGGCAAATCTTCTGATTATATGTGGTTAAATTACTTTGTAATAGCTTGCTGTGCCTATCTTTAGGTTATGCACACGCTTTACAAGTTTGCGACCTATATTATAACTATCACCACATATACAGCGACCTAAGAATTTATCCCATGTTAGGTTATTCATGCAGATTGTCTTTGTATCGCCATTATCTAACAATATGGTATCACCACGCTGAATATCTGATTTGTGTACTTCTTCAATGTCGCAATCAACGATAACAACATTATTAGAGTGCTTGTAACAATATGTAATATGATAGTTCTTCATTGTCTTTGCTTTTAGTAGGGTAGGCGAACCTACCTCGATGTTGATTTATGCTATTCTAACTAAGTTTGCTTTTTTGAAACAACGCCACTCGTCTTTTTCAGTGTCAAAATATACTTGACAAGTGTCTGCTGTCTTTTTCTCGCCCTTTGTCGCAGGTATTCTGTCGCTCATTAAAGTGCCGTAAGCCTCTCTCAGACTGCCGTCGACTTTCTGAAAGTAGAATTTAACTACTCGCTTACTAAGGGCTGTTTTTAACTTAATGTTTGCCCAAGCGCACTTTAACGCTTCTGATAATGTATAACCATTCTTGCGTACGAACTGCCAAGCAAGATTCATTACCTCTCTCATAGTGTTCTTTAATGTAGTAGTCATAATCTTTATAGTCTTTAATTGTTATTACTTGCTTAATCTTTCAATATCTCTTCTAAGTCTATCAGCTCTTTGCTGCTCTGTTGCTGCAAATTCTTTATTACCTACGCTCTTGTAAAAGTCAGCGTTCATAATAGCGTTTGCAAGTGCTTTGTGCTTTATAAGCAACATCTGCACAATTGCATCTTCGTTACCACTTTTAAGAACCTCTGTAACTGGGTCAGTCTTAACAAGTATCATTTTTGTACTCATAATCTTTATAGTTTAATAGTTTTACTTTGTTTTTTAATCACGTTGCAAAGGTAAATAATATTGTTTACACTGACAAATAAAATGGTAATAAATTTATTGTCATTAACATAATTTAGTAAATAGTATTGTTTACATTATATATATAATAGTTATCTTTGCAATATGAGAATAAAAGAAATATTAAAAGAAAAGGGTATAACTCTTTCGCAACTTGCTGACACTATGGGCGTAAGCCGTCAAGCATTGAGCCGCCAAGTGGCAGGAAAGCTGCTTGTAGAAAAAGCAGAAGAAATTGCCAATGCTCTCAATGTCCCTATGTGGCAGTTGTTCGCTTCGTCCGAGGAGGTACAAAAGGGAAACAACAACATTGTTTGTCCCCATTGTGGAAATTCTATCAAAGTAACCATAATAAAGGAATGAAGTTTAATCAGTACACATGGGACTTGTATAAACAAACCGATGTTGGCAAGAAAACTATTAGCCTGTTTGAAAACGCTGCCCATGATATATCTATATATGAACTTGTTTCCAAATATAACCCCATGGAAACAAAGTTTTCGGATAAAGACAGTATGGAGGATTGTTGTGAACTTCTATGGGAACTTGCAATCGAGAAGATGCTATTGCCAACCAATATAGATGATGCACGAAATCTATACGAACAAATAATAGATGGAGCGATATTGTTTGATGATGGAGAACCTTTTATAGAAAAAGCGGACTATAAAACATATCTCATGGCTAATATGGATATATCTTTCATGTTGTTCTTCAAGGCTCCAGAGTATTTCTTTCCTAATATATTCCGATACCATTTCTTTGACCTTATAAAAGTGTTTGATATATTCGATATAGAATTGCCATTACCACCTAAAAAGAGTAATTATAGGGCACGGTGTATGTATTATTGGGAACTATGCGAGATACTATATTCTTTTCGTAAAGAAAATGGACTATCTCCATATGAGCTATGTGCTATGCTTTATGACTTTGGTCAAGGGCTTACAAAGAATATTCCAACAGAATTGCCGAAACCGTCTAAGGCATGGTTTATTGGTGGGAAGATTATGCCAATAGAAGATTTGGATTTTACATTTTGGCAAGCTAATGAGGATACTATGCGAGGAGATATTCTCATACACTACGAAACCTCTCCTATATGTGCAATAACATGTATGTGGATAGCGCAAACAGATGGTGTTATAGACCCGTTCTTTTATTACTATGCTAACACATACATAGGAAGTAGAATAAAGCTACCACATGTAACTTTGCTGGAATTAAAGAACGATGAATACTTTTCTTCTCATCCACTTGTCAGGAAAAACTTTCAAGGAGTAAATGGATGGGAAATAAGTAATAGGGATTATCAAGAGTTTTTGCGAATAATACAGACAAAAAAGTACGATACAAGTAAATTACCAGTCTTATATGCGCCTAAAATAGCTTGTACAAATATAAAATTAGAGAAAGATGTAGAAGAACATTTATTAATACCTTTACTTGATAGTATGGGTGTGACAGACTACATGCGACAAGTTCCATTACGGGCTGGATGCGGTGAAAGAATATATCCTGATTTTGCGTTGCATTGTACAAAAACAGATAATGGCTACATTGCCAAAGTACTTATAGAAGCAAAACTTTCCATGCGCAACAAAAAAGAAGTATATGCAGCGTTTCAACAAGCTAATTCTTACGCACATTTGTTAGAAGCACCTATTATAATTCTCTGTGATAAGGAAATGCTTCTTGTTTATACAAACGAAAATGGTTTTAATAGGAATAGATACAAGAGATTCTTTTGGGAGGATATGGAAAACCCAGATAGTTTTAACGAACTAAGACAAATAATTAAACTGAAATCTCAAATGTAATCAACTGTTAAAAATCAGCATCTTTATAAAGTAGACATTGACATCAGCATTAACATCAACATTAACACCGTCCACTTTAATAAATATATTATATAATAATTATACATTATAAGTTACATTCAAAAATGTATTTTGAATGCCATCTATCTCTTTTAAAACATATTTTTCATTTTTCTTGCCTTTGTCAATGATTATATTTACTTTTGCAGAAGTATAACTAAAAACTTTAATGAAATGAAAAAGATTATTTTTGCATTGGCATTTTTGCCATTGGTGTTATTTACTGCGTGTTCGTCTGAAGAATCACATCAAGGTAATCCCGAAATGGAGCAGGTTATAGTCATTACCAGATGGGTTAATAATGATATAATAAATGGTTTCCCGTCTAAAACAAGGATTGTCTTTACATCCTTTGTTGATATGCTTATAGCAGTAGATGATGGGAAAGACGGCTTAGGTGCATTTGGAGTGAAAAACTTAGAGTTTTGTAAATATACACGTAAGGGGAATAAGATTTCTACAAAAATAAATGGAAAAGATGTTGTAGGAGATATTAGAGGGGACATTATTACTTTTACATATCACGAAAATGGACTATCAAAAAAAATAATTTTTTCACAAATAAAAGAGGGTAGCCGTTAAGCTACCCTTTATTTATGTCCTATTGGTAGGGTTTGGTTCTATGAAAGCAAGCCCGAGCTTTGCAAAGGTGCGTTCCGTGTTCCTTGCAAAAGTGCAACTCTTACCAGTGTATTTGAGATGATAAACATCCGTGCCATCATTGGGAACTTGTATAGACACGTCACCCCCTCGCATAACTTCTAAAAAGGCTTTATTCTTTGTGTTGAAGTCTGCCGCATCCCTGCCCTCCATAGTGAAGTTTAGGACAATACTGCGCTCATTGACCTTAGGAGTGCCGACATACTGAACCCCATCTTGTGTTCTGTCATTGTTGGTGATATACTCCTTCATTGGGAAATATCCGTTAAGGGTATCGAGAAAGCCGTCACCCATTCTTATGCCCCATTCTGTAAAGGCATCTTTGCCGTTAATGATTAATTCTGCCATATTACATATCTTTAATATTCTTCTTAATGTCTGAAACGTCACTACTTAACATTTTCAGTGTTTTATTCATTGCAGATGTGTCATCGTGAATACCCTGCAACTCAAGATATGAGTTCGCTTGTATAGTTCTCAGTTCGTCTGCAATAGACTTTTGCTCTACCGCTAACATCTGAACACCTCGCATAGATGCGTCCATTGTGCTTAATTTAGACGTCAGAATGTCCTTTATTTGGTCACGTGAGATATTCCCTGCTGTGGTGAGTGCTACGATATTACTTGCCTGCTCAAAGGTGATAGATGTTACTCCGTTAGCGGTTGCAGTCTGCGAGCTGTCACCCTCTCTTGTAATATCTATTCCTTTTGCCGCAAATCCCTCTTGTAGCTGCTTTAACAGACTTTGCGCTACTGGTATATAGCTATTCATACTATCCACTATCTCTCCTGCAAGGTTCGCTGATGCTGCCCCGAGTTCGTTCTCGTTAATAGCCTTCATCGCATAAGCCTTGTATAAGTTAGACAGCTTATCCTCATACTGGCTAAAGACATTCTTCAAAAGAAGCTGTTTAACCATATCCTTTGAAATCTCCGCAAAGGTCTTTGAAGCCGAGTTCTTGAACTCAGAAAGAGCATCTTTGCCGTCTTTGAGCCATGCCCATATAGCATCCGTCATATCAGACACCAAAGGAGAGTACATCTTAGACACGTACTCATGGATAGACTTGTTAAACTCATCGTATTTCTCTCTGAGTTCAACGAGTTTCTCCAATGTTTCCTTTGTCTCTCCTTGCAACTTATGTCCGTAGTTCTTTAAGACCTCGTTAGCGAGTTCCTTGTCAATCATACCGTCTTCTCCGAATAGGTCTTTGCCGTACTGTTTCTTAACCCATTCTTTGAGGTCAGCTGTTTTCTGACCACGCCAAAAAGACTTATGTTGTGTCTGAATACGGAGATTATCTTTTGCAGCTACTTGCCCATTCTTGTAACTGATAGAACTCACAGCGGAGTCAATAGCCTTTCCTACGATAGCACCAGCAAGACCTGCCACTGCCACACCTGCTGCGGTAGCTACTGTTGCCGTTACTGCCGTAGTAGTCAACGCACCAATGACAGCCGACCCTAAAGCGCCGATAGCTGCTGTTCCTGTTCCTGCTGTAAATACACCAGCCGCAACAGCCGCAATGGCGGTAATACCTGCTACGATAGGCACCATAGCCTTTCTAAGACCCGAAGACTTATCGATATATCGCTCTTGCGCTTCGTTGAGTTTCTTATAATAAGACTCAGCAACTTGCCCATGTTCCTCGTAGGCATCTTGCAAACCTTTCAGACCGCTATCAGAGAACCAATTACTTTCCTCGTGGCGTGCTTTCATCACCGCAAGACGATAGTCGTTCACAGAGTCACGGAGTTTGTTTATCTCCGCTTGCTTTCGTGCTGCTTTCTCGTATAAGTCATCTTGATTAGGAAGAATGCTGCTAAGGGTTTGCATCAACTGAATAGCTGCACTTATGATAGCCAATATCACGCTTGCCGACTCAATAGCTTTCATAGCGTTTGAGCCTGCCTTACCTATCGCAGTAACGCCATCGGATATAGTCTGATAATAGGTCATCACAGAGCCAAAGAGAGAGAAAATCTCTCCCGTCTGTCCTCCTATCTTGCCGCCTAACTCGCCCATCTTATCAGCTACGCCTTGAATAGACTTCGTAAGAGTCTTATGTGCGTTTTCTATTTTATGGGTGGTTTGTGCTACCTGCTGACCTTTTGCAGCAACGTCCGCCTCTGCATCTGCTAATTCCCAATATTCAGACACCCACTTTTTCAGGTCTTTATTGTAACCTATGCTCTTGACAATCTTCTCTCCACCCTTTACTCTATCTCGTCTATTCTCGGATGCTTTTAACTCATCCTGCTGCTTGATTAACTCATCGGTGAGTTTCTTTATCATTCCGATAGGGTCACGACTGATAAGCTCATCAATCATTCCATTGATAGCATCGAAGTATGTCTTTACTCCTTCGGGGTTGAGAGCCTCGCCTGCTGCTTGTTTAACCTCACTGAACCTACCAATAAGGCTGTTTAGTGTATCGGTAGATGCCCCTTTGAGGTCGTCAAAAGCCGCTACATAGTTAGGGTCTTTCTTTAACTGCTCAAAGGCAAGTGTCATCTGTTCCTTGCCGTAGTTTGCCCTCGCCTCTGTCAGCGTGCGGTATAAGGCTTCTGCTTTCTCCTTATCGCCACGTTTCTCCGCCTCTGAAATAGCCTTATTTATTTCTATTACATCCTTAGAGTATTTCTGCACAAGGTCTGTCTTCTTGTCATAATAAGACTCATTGGCTTTGATAAGGCTATCCTCGTATGCTATCTCTGCATTTTTGAGTTTAGCGATTTCCTCATCATACTTATGCCATGCTGCCTTTGTTTTCGCATCATAGTTATTGTACTCTGCATCTGTATAGCGGTCATTAGATGAAGCGTAGGTGTACTCGGAGCTGTTGTAGAAGTTCTTTCCCTTATTATTTGGGTTTGCCTCCCACTTTTGCTTAGATTGTTCGATACGTTGCTGTTTGATGTCTTCAAATGCTCTGTCGATAGCCTCTTGCTCTTTCTTGCGGTTGAGTTCTATCTGTCGGAGTTTCTTCTCGTTGCCGTCTTTAAGGATGTCAATTTCAGCCTGCTCGGTTTCGTTTGCCAAGTCCTCCGCTTTTCGCCTATTCTCAAGTTTCGCTTTTGTTTCAATCTCAAAGGCTTTCTCGTTGGCTTCGTTCTGCTGCTCGGATGCTTTCTCTCCGGCTTTTGCTGCTTTTTCACGTGCTTTCTGTGCCTTTTTGGCTGCTGTTTCGGCACTCTTTGCACTTTTAGCAGATGCTTTCTCCTCACTATCTAACGAACTCCCCGATAGCTTCTTGTAGCTTTCGTTAGCCGTATCAAGCTTCTTTTGAGCCTCCTCTACTTGTGCAACAGTCGCTTTGCCACTTTTTTTTAGGTTTTCCAGATGAGTTCTTGCTTTTAATACTTCTGATTTTGCTATATTCTTTGATGCAACCCATAGCGGTTGGGATTTCCTTGCATTCTTAATACCATTAACATAAGTGATAAGCTCTCTGATATTCTTCGGAGATAAGGAAGCTCCCTCAAGTTCTTTCCATGGGAGAATAATATTAGACTTGCTATTCTTTAACTTATTAAGTGTATTTGACACAGTGGCAAGCCTTTTATTATTCATTTTGCCAATAGCATCTTGGAATGCTGGTATATGATTAGTTGCATTTTGCCGTTTTGCCTTTTCTCTATATGCAGCCGACTGCCCTTGCGCATATTCCAACATGTCTTGAGTCGACCCATCTGGCTGATACCATTTTAAGTCACGTGCTTTCTTATACCACCCTATAGCCCATGTCGCATCTTCTTGTTGTTGTTTATTCAAGAATCGCATGTATTGCCCCTCGCCAGAGCCACTTAATAATGCGTCTTTCTTTGCTTTCTGAATTGCCTTAAATGCTCGTGCAGCCCTGTCGGCATCTTTTGATTTATTCTGATAACCACTTACGACTCTATCTCCATCAATATTGGCAATTTCACGCTTCATTTGAAGAATATTCCTCAAATGTCCCTCTTCGTCAATATACTTCTGAATTATAGAAGGATAACGTGATATAAGAAGATTCATAGCCTTTCTTCTGTCCTCTGTAGCCGATTTATCATCACTTGCCACAGATATAGCTTGCTCTGTGGCTGCATTATATTCTTCTTGTGCTTTTTCTGCTGCTGATACAGCGTCATTCACATCTCTTTGGGCACGTTCCATATTACTTAGCCCATCATTTGTTGCTATGATTGCTCCAATAAGAGTTCCCAAAGCCGCTGCTGCTGCTACATAAGGATTGGCGAGCATTGTCATATTGAGCAACTTTGTAGCCTTTTCCAACAATAGCATACGTGTATATGCAAGCGTTTCAGCAATAGTATATCCATTTGTTGTCATTGTCGCTAAGGCTACAGCCGTCCGATATATTCCAAACGCTGTAGCAAGACCTACTATAACACGTCCTACCTGCTCGTAGTTCTCGACAAGGTACGTTGCAGCCTGCACGGCACTCATAACAACTCCCTCGCCCTTAGAGCCTATCTCATTGAACATATTATCAAAGGACTCTTGGAGCATGGAAATCTGTCCATTTAGAGTCTTTGCGCCCTCTGATGCCATACCATAGAACTTACCACCTGCACTTGTGGCAGATATAAAGGCATCCTGCACCATCTTTGAAGTGATAGCACCCTTTGACATCTCGTTTTTGAGTTCACCGATAGATTTACCCGTTTTGCGTGAAATCTCCTCCAATGGATTGAACCCAGCATTGACCATTTGCATGAGGTCCTGGCCCATCAACTTTCCTGCACTGCTCATCTGTGAGAAAGCAAGTGCAAGGGAGTTGAACTTCCCTGTGTCACCCATAGAGATGTCACCGATAGCCTTTAGGTAGTCAATAGACTTCTCTGCCTCGATACCAAAGGATGTCATCATCTGTACCGCACCGACCATATCCTTCGTATTCAGAGGCGATGCAAGGGCATATTCTTTAATTTGCCCCATAATATTGCTAAGACGTTCCTCGTTACCACCTAAGAGGACTTTAAGGGATGTTTCCATGCTCTCGAACTCTGCACGGACGGATATAACTCTGCTTGCAAGTTCTTTTAATCCCATACCTCCAAGAAGCATGCCACTCATCTGCTTGAGCTTACCAGTAAGCAGGTTTATGGTTTCTGCCGTTCCGCCACCTTCTTGTCGTAATAATGCGTATTCGTCACGGAGTTTCTTTACTGATAACCTTGCTGTTGCCTGTTCTTGTGTGAGAGCAAATAATGATGCCTTCTCTTCATCAAGAGCCTTTTTGGCTGCTTTCCACTCTGCAAGTTTGGCATCAGATGTTAAAGGAGACGACTTAACAGACTCACGATAAGCATCGCCCAACCGCTTAACATCAGCGGCAACGTCCCTAACTACTCCTTTCTGAGCAATAATCTTCTCTGTAAAGTCATTGACGCCCTGCGAAGCTGCAAATATCTTCTGCTTGAAGTCTGTTTCCATTGCAGCAGATGCTTCGGAAATCTTACCAGTGACATTCCCTAATTCCTTAGAAGTCTGTTGTAATTTACTATTTAGCTTATTAAAGGATGTAGGGTCTTGAATAGCATCTACACCTTTAATCTCCTGCTTTAACTTCGTTATCTCATCTCGTAACCGCTGAACCTTTTCATAGTCCGCTTGTACACGGAATTTCAATTCTGCCATATCTACTTTCTTCTTCTGTTTGCGAGTTCCTTACCGCTGATTTTCTTCACCACGTCTCCGAAAGCCTCATGTTGCTTGTCTTTCTGCATGATAATGAGATTGCGATAAGGAATTTGATTAACTACTTCGTCATACGTCAGATGCAAGCTATCCATGAATGACGCTATTTGCCCCAAAAGGGTTTTATTTCCGACTACTTCGGTGTTGCTGCCAGCAGGCTTGCGTTCTTCGTCAAACTGACAGCTTTCAAGAAAGGGGCTATGCCGATAAGGTCAAAACCTGATGCAAGCGCATCTACGACCTCCTCAAGTGTTCCGTTGCATAATTCCTTAGTCTTGGATAAATCACCCACCATAAGCCACGAGAGAGCCTTTGCGTATGCTTCACTATCCTTTGCAGATAGGAGCATCTCTTTTATCGAACTACCCTCTGATAGGTTTATATCACTGATACACGATATAGCACCTGCCAACCGCTTAATCGTAGGAGGCTGAATAGCATACGCTTGATTATTCACGTAGACAATCGCATAGTCATTGCCTAAGATTGCATCTGATACTAATTTACTTGCTTTGCTCATAATGAAAATAAAAAAGGGTGGAGGTGGTATTTAGCCACGTTCCACCCCGATGTTATCCTGAATCCTTACCTTATGCCAAAGCCTTTACCTCTGACTCGTCAAAGTTATACTCTGGTGACACACCATCAACAGTAGGAGCCTGAACAAGACCCTTGACTGCAATAGCGATAGCCTTGTCGGTGTTTGCCTCACGTGCTACAATCTGGCAGTTAGGGAAGATGAACCATACATCGTCCTCAGTCAGACAGAACAGAGCCTTCTTGATAACAACCTTATCAGTAGCTCGCTTCCAACCAACGATGTCATCCTTATCAGTGCCTGCACCGCCCTTCTTGATGACTTCACCGCCCATAAGAGCAGCTTTGGCAGCATAGTCATACTGACCGATTGAGAACTGAGGTGTAATCTCTCCTTGAGTGGTGTCATAGCGGTATGCTTGACCCGTGAGCTGGTTCTTGTATGGAGTAACAGAAGCCTCGCTCTCCTCAATGTTCCATGTTTCACCATGCACATTCATTACCTCATTCTTAGCATTCTTGGCACCCTTGATGATTGTACTTGCACTTGCTGCGGTAAGGTCATTCTTGATTACGGAAATGTCAGCATAAAAAATCTTCTTAATGCCAACGGCTGAAATTTTTCCCATATTTACTTTACGTTTAATGCGTTAAACAATATTCTACAATTAATAAAATGGCACTTCAAAGCAGTGTCCGCTTCAATGTGGATAGTATCTATCTCATAGTTGTACCTTGTTCCGTCAAACTCGCCCGTTACACTTTTAAAGAGTTCTTTTGCCTTTCGCTCCAATTCCTTTAATCGGAGTGTGTTAGCAATGTCCACCCCCAAATCGGGAACGCACAGATTAACTTCACAAAAACACTTCTCCCAATACTTGCTCGGGGTCTGTCCTTTTACGTGGATAGTAATGCGTTCTCCTTTCAGATCGCCTGTAATGGTTTTGCCGAAAGGAACTATCTCTATCCCAAACGCCTTGCAATCTCGGTAGAGAATATCTGCTATGTCGGTAGTTACTATCATTCAAACATTTCTTTTAGTTTCTTCTCTGCTCTCAATGCAGGGTCACTCAGTACAACAAATCCCTTTGCATCGACATAGGAGGCGTAATCAGCGGTGTTCTCTAATGTCAGCCCATCCTTGTCTACATCGAATGTGTTGGACGTTCTCAAAGTAAGTGTGTGGTCTTGGTATGTTCCGCTTTCTTCTGCGTCCTTAACGGCAGCATCGCCAACATCTATCATGCCTTTCTGAACCTCCCACTCTACATCATCAAAGAACTGGTCTACATCTGAGAAATCACTATCTATAACCATAATTCAGAGTTATTGAAATAGTTAGCATTCTTTACAATGTAAACCTTACCTTCTCCTCGTACGCTTTCTCCCTCAAGACATCTTACCTCTGTACCTGCTTTAATATCGACATTCATATCACATACTACGTGGAAATTAGGTCTGTACACATCACCATTAGGAGAGTTAAACTCTTTTGTGGTATTGTCATCACAACGGCACTTACAGAGTGTTACCCACTCTTCACCTCCCGTGTTAGGGATTGGGTGTCCGTATTCGTCCTCTTGGAGTGGTGTTACCCTTTTAACCTGCAATATGTGTGGTGCGAATATCATAAGATGCGTATCTTCGGTTTATTGTCGTTGAGTTCGTCCTTTAGTCCGTACTTCTTGCAAAGGAGAGAGTAATAGTCCTTTACGCCTTGAGTGTTCCATGACATAGAGAAACCACTCTCATTGATAGATGTAGGACGAAGCAAAAGGGATGGAATAAATTGGGCAATAGCAACAGAGATATTATCAATTACATCTGCATCTACATCGTCCTCTATATTCACACGTGCATTGAGAGACATATCCAACAAGTCAGCCTCCGACACTTGTATGCCGAAGGACTGAAACTTGCTTGATATGTATTCCTTGATGCTCATTAGCCTAATTTGGAAAGGTCTGCGATAGCCATCTTGTTTGGAATATTGATGTCGGGAATAGCCTCGAAACCATACTCCATAAAACGTCCCTCGTCAGTTCGTTTAGATGAGATAAATCCCCTGCCATCTTCAATTTCTTGATAGGCACGACCATCATTAACCTTGTCGGTCATTTCGTAAGGCTTCTTCCAACGCATAAAGCCAAGTTTGGTATTATCCGCCATCATAGGCAAGAATGAAATCTTGTCATCTGGGACGGCATTTACCATTTCACTCTCTGATGTTTGGATATACTCATCCTTGATACGGATTCGCCACGGCATGCCTACTGACTCGATAAGGCGGTTTACCATATCGGGAGTAACGATGCCACCTGTATTGAACTCCATATCACCAAACTTCATCGTAAACTTGCTTTGGAACTCCTTAGACGAAGCGATACGATTATTAAATGTGTGGCGATTCATCTCGGCTGTTGCGAAAAGCATACCCTTTGAACGTACCTTATCCACGAACTCGGTTTCAAGCCAAGAAAGGATGTTATCCTTGTCGGCAGAAGCGGCTGCCTTTGTGTAGATAGGCAATTTTACCGTATCCACAGATACGCCCTGCTTGTTCGCCTTTCCATTTACCTTGGTAGAACCATTGAAACGCAAATCGCCCAACATAATATCAAGACGTTTCATAGGAGCAAGCATACATTGACGTACGTCATCAACCAAGAAGTTCACAATCTCGTCCATCTTAGCAGAGATGGCATCGGTGTTGCTTGACTGAATGGTCAACGTGTTATACTCCTCTATAAGCCAGTTAAGGCGTTCAAGACGAGTATTGTCCATTTGGTAAGCATCGCCTAAGCAAGCCACCTCACCAAAACCACGTGTGAGAGCATGGCGTTTTCTGACAGGTTTCCCTGCATATCTGTCAATAACTGTACCTGCGATGACACCCACCTGCGTACCCATATAAGTCTTGAAAGAACCATCGGGATTAGTTCTCTCATAAACAAGGTAGTCTTTCCAAAATACCTTGTCAAGTTCGCCCATAGTAACAATAGAACGGTCTATCACCGCTTTGAGGAACTTAGGGCTATTCAGTAATGAATCTATTGTTAATAACATATATTCCTCCTTTTTTAGATAAACATGAAACGTCCAGTGAGAGCCACCTTATCTTCCTCTGTGAAAGGGATGTAAAGGTTGTCCTCAATGATTGAATATGCACGACCAACCAATGCAACGGTATTCTCTTTTGCCAAGTTGCGCCAACCGAATGAAGCGAAGTTAGCTACATTCTTAGCCTTAGCGTCAGATGCACTCTTTGCCTCGGGAAGTACCTTACCAACTTCCAAATCAGCCTTTGTCGCTTCTTTGGTGGTAATTGTGTCGTAATCCTCATTGGAAGTGTCCACCGACTTTACAGTGATAACATTTGTCCCGTCAGAGAGTAACGTGCCCACATTGATGAAGTCCGCAAAAGGACATTTAGCAATCTTGATGGTAGTCGCTCCCGTGGTAGCTTTTTCTACTACCTTGACACGAATGCACACTACCGCCTTGCGCTCTACCTTATCACGATAGATAGGCGTAAGTTCGGGCAACCATCCCTTATTAGGGAGATTACTCATGTCTAAGTCCATACCACCATCTGTGAGGCGATATAGAGATTTCTCGTCACAAACCTCCCTTTCGATAGGAGGCGTGGATTCAAACTTAATTCCTGCTGCCATAATGATTTACTTTTTTTCGTTTTCTGTTTTGATAGCCTCGGTTCGCTTATTGACGCCATCCAAAAGGCTATCCATATCGTCTTTGTGTTCGTGGTTTCCCTCTTCGGGAGACTTTGCGAACTGGAATCCACCATTCTGCATCTCCTGCTTCACATCGGTGAAGTACTGATTAAGGTCTACATCATCAGCGATTTGCTTTCCTTTATAGACATATTCAGGGATACCGAATGACTTTGCCACTGCTGCAATCTGTTGGTTGCGTTCGTCCGCCTTTGTCTTTGCGTCCATTGCAGCTAACTTCTCGCTCAATGTCTTATTAGAGTCAATAAGACTTTGCGCCCATGCTGGCACTTGTTCCGTTGGATTTGATTGTGGAGTTGGTGTTGGTAATGGGTCTTGTGGCTTTGGTTCCTCAATTGGCTTTCCGTCCTTGATGTTGTGCTTCTTCTCGTAGTTTGCAACTGCGGTTTTCTGCGCACCATCAGCCCGATAGTCGCCATAGCTTGTTAGAACGTCTTGAAAGGAGATACCCTCAACGATAGAGTTTACCTTGCTCTCGTCCGTTACTCCTTCAGCTTTCTTACTTGCCATACGCTGAAGGGTGGCATCATCAGCCCCTTGGAATTTAGTTCTGAGTCCTGCCAAAATTTGTTCGTAAATGTTCATACTTTATAAAGTGTTAACTTGAATAAATCTTTTCAAATTTACACATTATAAAAGGGGGATTTGCGTTTTTCGGTGGCTGAGAAATGACAATAAGACGGTTGTAATAAAAAGCCGCCTATACTCACGTACAGACGGCTGAAATAATACATAAACAGTTATATAATGAAGCTATTCTTGCGTTTGCGATGTTGGTTGAGTTTCCTTTTTCTCTTCTCTGATTTGTTGCAATTCGTCTTGTAACTCACCATAGTTAGAACTATACGCAATGCCATGTTCCATTGACCACACACCACCACTGACGGCAGCAGCAGCCGTATCAACCTTATCTCTTTCGCTATCAATCATGAAAGGAACAATCTCCGTTTCGATGTTTACAGTCTTACTTGCAGCTTCGAGTGATGTGTTCAGCGTGCCAATAGCAGACGTGAGGAAGTTAACACGTCTTTGAAAAAACTCTCCCAATTCCTCTGCGTGATTCTGCACTGCCATGTGAGCAGCCATAAAAACATATCGAAAAGCCGTGCCACTAAGAGCATTGCCTGTACCTTTGAGTTGGTCGAATGATATACGAGGGGTATTTGTCATTCCGTAAATCTGATTAAAGTAGGTTTCAATCTCCACCTTGATAGGGTCGGAGGATTGATTCCATGTGAGATATTGCGCATTTGCGCCATCTCCAGTCAGCTGCATCATTCTGTTTCTTGCATCACCGCTCAAGTTGTCGGGTTGCAACTCTCCAAAGAGCATAAGGAGAGGAAAGAAATGATTATCAATGCAATCAGCATAGCCACTCAAACACTTCTCTAATCGGACACGTAACTGCTTAACCTTTGCGCATAACGGCTCGGGACGAAAAGCGTACATGACAGGGAGTTTCTGGAACTGATGCGCAAACGTGCGTTCTACATTCTCCGACCATATCTTATCAAGTTCCCACTGATACACCTTATCTGCGGTAATAGTCATGAATACGGTGTGCTCGTTGCCGTCTAAGTCTTTCTTCTTGTATTCACGGGAGAAAGCTATCATCTTGCCGTTATCGTCATAGAAAGGATATAATGTATCGCCACGAAAAGGCGACCATATTTGTGACCTTAACTGATATTCGGGTACTTTATTCCCAAAGAGAGACGCAATTTTGCGCTTTAATTGTGCCCAAAATCCATCATCCTTGACAACGTACCAATACTCCACCACTTCCTGCTCTGATAGCCACGAACGGACTAATTTGCGATTTTGGAATTTCAGTTTATTCTTCTTGAATACCTGCTTGAGAGTTTCAAACACATTCTTCTCTCCGTCGTCTTCGGGGGTACAGTCAAGTGTGGGTTCTGTACCTACACAAAAGGCGGTATGGATATTTACTATATCCTGCTCAATAGGAATTGCAATGCGGTTAGGCTCTTTCATTTCATATTGCGCAGGTATGTGCATTGTCTTTCCGCTCTCGGAGTCAAACTTATCCTCTGCCATCTTTACAAGGACTTTAATCTTCTTGTAAAGTTCTGGATTCATGATGTCATGTTTCGTCATGTCCCAATCAGCAAGATTTGTTAATGTGTCGGGGAGAGGATTGCGCCTGCCCTTCTTCAGGTAACCAATCTTCTTATCAATGTCCTCAAGTGCGAGGATGTCATCTAATGTCTTTATCATATCGTTATCCTATTTATCGGGCAAACGCTGCTGCCATATCGCCCTTTGGTTTCAAAATCTTTCCTAACAGCTGACCAAGTACATAATAGCGAACCGCATCTATGCCATGGTTATATTTGTCTATTGGTTGGTTGATATAGTTGCCATCCTTATCCGTGTCCCATACATACTTTCTGAACTCTGTACGGAGGTTATACGACCTCTCTGTAACAAAGATATGGTCAAAGGACAACATCTTATCTATTCCTGCAATGATAGAGTTGCCACTCTTATCTACGGGGTAAATCATTATACCTGCGTTATGTATCTCTTGTATCAGTCGAGGGTCTGCACTCTCAGAGAATACCTTTAATCCGCCATATCGTTTGAGTTCCTTTACAATATCAGAAGATAACATCCCCGTGCGGTAGAAGAGTTCATCAAGATACAAGTCATTATCAATGATACCACATAGTATTCCTGCGCTCGGGTCATGGGTAAAACCAAAGTCATCACCGATAGCAACCTTTTTACACCATTTAGGAAACTCCTTAACAACTCCGATTTTCTTAAACACTGCACCTTCTGCAACGTCTGCCCATCTACCCATGACGGTATGAGCGTATTTCTCGGGGTTGTTAGCCTTCATGTCCTCAACCTCCTTAATGAACTCATGGGAGAGGTTCTCAGTATTGTCTAAGTAGGTAGTATGGATATGCAACACATTCGGGTGGGTGCTAATCTGAACAGGAACACCATCATACATCACCTCCTTATGGGTATTCTCTATAAACCGCTTGTAGACCCAATGGTTATTGTCCGTAGGGTTCATAACGATAATAATTCGGTTCTGTATTCCCTTCTGACGGATTGAGAGCATTATTGTTTCAAACTCTCTCTCTGATACCCATTCCTCCGCCTCGTCTACTACAAAGGTTGTAACGCCGTGAATAGATTTCAGCTTTGCCGTTTGGTTTCCGCTTGATGTCTTGATACCTCTAAACATCACTGCACCACCACTGCGGAGGTTCTTTACATCTGTTTTAGTGTGTGTGTACCATTTCGAGTTTCCATCAAGCTCCACCTTCTCCATAAACTCGGGGATAACAGACATAGAAGCCGATACCATTGTATAACGAGTATATAGTATCTGATGAACTATTCGCTTTGCAGGAGTAGGATGTTTTACCTCAAACAACAGACGCTCAATGAAAGTGGAAACATTGAAAGACTTTCCACTTCCACGACCACCCGTTACAAGGATGATAAATTTATCCTTGTTATGGTACAAAGGAGCATATATCTGCTGTGGGGTTATTCTATTCATTTGTGTTATCGGTCATCCATTTATCAATGTCGATACCATTCTCGGAGTAGAGCGCATCTTCATCGGTTTGCTTGTTCTCCATCTTGCGCCATTCGGGGTCGTGGTGGTACATCCATGTGGTGAGTGCCTGCATGTTTGGGGCAAGCTCGGTCTCCGCTTCCTGCACGACAGCCTTGTCTGTGAGTGTTACCCACCCCGTACCACCACATTTCGGACACTTCTTGTCCGCTCCCATACAATCGCACTTGTCCTGCACGAACTTCACGACGGAGGACTTTATCTTCTTGCCACCGAACGCACCTTTGAGATAGGCAGAGCGAACAAGAGCGTTGATACGAGTACGTCCGTGCGCTAAGACCCTATAGATTTCAGCCCCACGCCGTTTATTCTCTTCATCATCCCACCCTTGATAGTTCCCATTCTTCATAGAGCCAAACACATCTGCGGATAGGTTGAGTTCATTCGCAATCTCGCTATCCGTGTATCCATTCATTGCAAGCTGCTCTATACGCTTGTAGAAGTCAATACTATCGTAGTCGTGTTTTGGTTTTGCCATATCTTTTAACGATTATAATTTGCTTTTATCGAATATTCTCTTTACCTTTGCAAATAGATTGATGGTCGCATCGGTAGCGGGGCTTCCCAAAAGGCAGCATATTGCAAGGTTCAACTCCTTAGCCAATCTACTTAGGGGCTTTGTTGCCCCTATTTTATTTTCTTATATTGACTTGTGTTCATATTCTCTTTTTGCACAACTCCAATAGATACGACTTGATTGTAATATCGTTTACCTATCTTCTGATTTGGTTCTATTACAACTTTCAATACTTTGCCTTTAGAATATTTCACGCTTGATACATAGATTAGGCGGCTTCTGTTTCTATCTATATAGACATTTTTCGGTTTCTTTACCGCTGATTCAACCATTCTAAATCTATGTGTGTTTACCGTTGCCCCTTTCTGTTTCTTTGGGTGATTGCGATATTTCAATATGGTTTTGTCAGTAATGGCAGCAAGGTCAGACTTCACTGCGATACCTTTCCGAGACAAATCCCTTAGATATGCTTTGTTTGTCCTACCGAAGACATACACGGATTTCCTTGCTTGTCCACTTGCGAGGACTTTGTCTGCAAACCCTTGCAGGTCTCTTGTATATCTGCGCTTGCTGCCGTGTAATCCATATATCAATATCCCTTCACCCATTATTCAGTTAAAAGTGTTTCTATTTTTTCTGAAAATACTTCACCTTTGAGGAATTTCTCTTCGGGGTTAAATCCGAACTTCTCACAAAATTCTGCTTTTGCTTCCCAATTATCAAATGATAACATAAGATAAGCATCCATGTCTGCAGCTGCCTTTGTAGCTGCTTGTTTCACTTCTTCTTTTACTTGCTTCATGTGTGCCACCTTTTCGGCTCTCTCGGCTTGCTTTTGTGCTACTTCTGCTTGGTGTTCCTCCCTGACTGGTTCCATGAGGTTGTCAAGCTCACCTACAATGCTGCTTTCTTCCTCTGTCTGAAAATTGAAATCCACGCCGATGATGTCGAGGTCTTGCTCGGTTAGTCCTGCATCCTTATAGTCAATATCGGGAATAAGCTCACGGAGTGTGTCGTAATCCCACTCTCCTTGTGCTGATGGGTTGTTGAGCAAGATAAGCAGCTCTTTCTCTTCTTTCTCCTCAACATCTATCAAGTCTACTCGGATAGGATAGTCATTATCCTTTGTGTCGGAGTTGTACTTTTGAAGTTCGTCCATGACCGAAAGGCGTTGGTGTCCGCTTACAAGTGTGTAGTTAGTCCGCTTGTTCACCACGATACCTCCGACCATACCGAACTTCTTTATACCACGTTTGAGAGCCTTGCGGTTCTCTTCGGGAATAGTACGAGGGTTCTGCTCGTGAAGTTTTATTTGAGAGCGTAGCAGTTCCACGCTCTCTGATGTAAAGTATTTGTTATCCATCTGACTTGTCTCTGTTTAATTGTTATCCTGCTACTGCACCATATCCGTGTTGCTGAACTGCACGACTTTCCGCCCTCGCAATAAGCCTGTCTCTTGACTGCTTGGCTCTACGGCTCAATGCACTTGTTTCCCAAGTATTCTTTCTCCGCCAATTCGCCTCGCTCAATCTTTCAGCCTGTGCGTAAATTTGTCTAAGAGTTTTTCTTGCCATAATTCTAATTTTTTACTTGTTATCCTGCTACTGCGCCTCTCGCTTTAGTACCCATATAGGTAGAACGAGAGTATTTCTTATTGTATGAGCTATCATCATTGTAATTCCATTTTCCTTGCGACTTCCTTATGTTGTCATAATAGCGGAATGATGTGTTTCTGACCTTGTCGATTCTTGAACTATTTCCACGGCTACGGCTCATGATGGAATTTGCTTGATTCATTATGTCATTTACGGATTTTCTTCTTGCCATAATTATTCATTGTTATTCTGTTTATAATTTTCTTCAAATAAAATTCTCTCGCTCATTGGAAACACTGCATATATCTTCTTCAAGTCCTGCGGATAGTGTTCATTAAGCCACGTGAAGCAATCTTTGTTAAACCCGATGCCGTTACTTGCCTTGTTACCGTATAAAACTGGCTGTGGTAGACGCTTCATACGCATATAGGCTTTTACGTCTTTTTGTGTCCACGATGCGAGCGGATATACCAATCCATTATTCTCATACCCATTAGCTTCATAGCCTTTGAGCATAAGATTTCGGTTCATTCCGTCCGCTTTCTTCATGCCTAAGAACGTGTAATACGCCCCTGTCTTTAATCTCACCGCCTTAATCACATCAGCGAGCTTCAATAACTTAACTTTCGGGTTTGGCACACAATACAGACCACCACGAAGTATATACGTTAAATTCCAATGAGGGACTTGCATAAACTCTACCTTTGGATATTTCTTCTTCACCCACCTTATCCAACCATTAATGTGATCTAAGTCCTTAACGAAGTACATAAACACACATACAACTCTTTCAAAGCGTGGATAAACTAAATCCAAAGTAACGAGCGAATCCTTGCCAAGTGAACACATAATAATGCAAGATGACTGCTTTTCAGCCACCCTGCATATTACGTTATGTGCTTCTTGTAACTTGTTCATTATCCTGCGCTCATTCCAAAGCCCTTACGGAGCTGCCTATATACAGTCTTATGACTGCCCAATTTATTACCAGCTACCAACTGATGACGTCCACTATTGCCCAGATAAGAACCTGTTACACCTGCGATACGACCTTTCAGTGTTTGTGCATTTCTTCTTGCCATAATCTTTCATTTTGATTGATTATACTTTCTTCGACTTGTCCCTAATATTGTGCGAAAGTACTTTACCCAAATCAAACACTACTTGTTCAGCTACCCATACAAGTGGCTGCCCGTCTTTGTCCCTGCCATGCTCGTAAGTGATAGGCTCGTTATTCTCATCTACGAATATCTCACAATGAGCATTTAACACTTCTACAAGCGCATTATCTCTATCTTTATTGTAACCAACATAGAACTGAATAGCGTCATACTTGATAGGCTGCGCATTGCCGTCAGCATCTTCGATTTCAAACCCTTCTTCATCGAGCTGCAACAGCTTCTTGATGGTGGTTGGACGAACCTCTCTGAACTCTTGCACTTTACGACCTGCAAGGATAGCATCGAAATACTTTTGGCGAATTATCAAATTAAGCACTTTCATACGACTTTTCTCATTTTAATGTATCACAAAGATACGATTTAACATTATTATATTTAGAAATAACCCACCCATTAAAGTAACAATGAGTGGGTTGTAACGAAGTTATGCAGCTTTGTTTTCACGTACAAGATTTGATACGATAGTAAAAATCTTGTCAATAAAATGGTTTCTAACTGCAATATCCAATTTTGTCTCTTTATTGTGGAGTTTCTTGTAACTCTTGATAGATATATGATAGAGATAGTATAATTGACTATATACCTTATGCCAAACATCTTTGAAATCGGTATTTGTCGCAATGGCGTACTCTCTCACAAGCTGATTTACCCGTGCTTTCATGCTCATTTCTGGCAAACGCTCATCTGATAATTTGGCTTCAAGAAGTTTCTCGCCATTTTCTTTGCGCTCTCTGTCCATGTTGTCAAGTCTCTGCTCTACGGCACTCATTCTACGCTCTTGCTCTACCATAAGCTGTGCCTGCTGCAAAAGGTACTCTGCACCCGATAACTTCTTTTGGCTATCTTTAAGGGCGGATTCCATTTTGTCGAAAGCATCATAGAAAGCATCTTTGAAACGTAAAGCCTTAACACCATTATAGCCCATTACCAAAATAGAAAATCCCTTTCTATTCATTACATACATTAGGTTGCTTTTACCCGTTGAATCTACGTAACTTGCTGATTCAAAGGCTAAACGCATTTTTGCGTTTAGTGCTTCATCTTCTGTGTTTAGCAATTTTTCGATAGAACGAATAACATCACCATGTCTCTTACCGAACTTTTCTGCAACCAACAAACTATTTGTCAGTGCTTGGCTGTTCTCGCCTTTGAAAACTAATTCTTCTGTCATACTATGTTGAAATTAATTGTATTCATAAAACAAGGGCAAAAACTAAGAGTTCTTATTGTGGTATTCAGAACCCGAAGTTAATGCCCTTTAAATATCTTCTCTACCACCGAATACCACTAAGGCGGTTATACTTTGCAAAGATATTGCTTTCTGTTTAGTTCACACTTTTATCTTTTGTGAGTTAAACAACAATCAGTCGGTTGTCATTAAATCACCTTATATTGGCTTTCTGTGCTTGTAGTATCAATGCTCTCTGTCATAATTCGCATGATAGCTTCATTTATAGTGGCGTATGCGCACCCGACCTTGTCTTCAAAGTCTTTGTCAAAGCCAAATAACTTATCTTGTACTTCGCTTAACTTAGCGAAACACTCGTCTAAATTCTTCTTGCAGTTTAATAACTCTGCTGTATTATTGCTTAATGCTATTGTTGTCATAGTCTTATTTCTTTTTATTGTCTGATTTCTTGTTTATTCTCTCTGTTTCTAATGCGTGGGCTACTATGTCATTTACCCACGCTGCTGTTTCTTTTAATTTGTCCATATCGTATTTATTTGTTACCTTTGTAGCAATTATAGAGGTATGTTGTAGCCTCGTAATCTTTAATAGTTTATAAAGTGGGCGGTACGCGAGTATAGCCCACCTTTTATTTATGCTATTCTGATAAGGTTTACTATCTTAAAGCAGCGAAAAGCAGCTTTTTCTTGGTCATAGTACACTTGTACGCTGTCATTCTTCTTGCGATTGTCGCCCGATGTAGCAGGTATCAAGTCTTCTCTAAGCGTACCCCACGCAGTGCGAATTGTGCCGTCTAACTTCTCAAAGTAGAATTTAACTACACCTTTCTTCATTGCCTTGCGTAACTTGAAGAGTGCCCAAACTTTCTTCATTGCTTCTGATAGACTGATGCCGTAGGTCTTAACCAACTGCCAACTCTTCTTCATTAACTCGCTTAACTCATTCTTAAATGCTGTTGCCATAATCTTATAGTTTAATAGTTTTAATTTTGTTTCTTAATCACGTTGCAAAGATATATCCAAATTTTGATATATACAAGAGTTTGAGAAGAAAATATATCATATTTTAGATATATTAAGAATGTAGCTTATTTTAGATAGTATATTTAAATGTTGTTAATAAATATATCTTATATATGATATATAACAAAATCTTCACTATCTTTGCAATTGAAACTAATATATTTGAATATGGATATATATATTAAAGATGTAATAAAGGCAAAAGGCTTGCAATTACAGCAGGTCGCAGAAAAGATAGGGTATAAATCTTTGCCGTCATTTTATAGGCAAATAAACACCCCTGAAAGTGTCTCTATGAAAACATTGATTAAGATAGCTGATGCGATAGGTTGTTCTGTTAATGATTTCTTCACAAATCCAGAGCTAACTAACGAACAAGGTAATATCATTATTTGCCCTCATTGTGGGAAAACGATTAAGTTTGAGAAAGGGGAATAAGGTATGAGCAAAAAGAAAACTTATAAACGTATTTGATGTAGCAAGCATAATAATTATGAAACTCCCAAACGACACTTTATATTTACCTATTAAACAGGTATATTTCGACCAGATAATAGATGGTACGAAAAAAGAAGAGTTCAGAGAAATTAAAATGGGTATCACGGCTAATAAATACCTAATGCGAGTAATGGACGATAATGGTAATCCTGTTAAAGATACCAACGATATAGAGGGGTATGTAAGAGATTTAGAGCATACAGACCCGAATGTATCGAAGTATTGGATAGATGACTACAACAATGGACATTTTCCATTCAAACCATATCCGTATAAGAAATTATATCTTGCTGTAGGATACGCGAAAGAACGTGATACGGCTCTCGTTGAGATTGATGGGTATCGATTTATTCCAGGAAGGATAAGAGTAAATAAATACGCATTCTGGGTGATTGCCTACCATATAGGCAAAGTCTTAGAAGTCCATAGAAAATAAAATCTTGCTCATAAGTTCGTCCACATTTTGACGAAAGTCCGAATAAGTGGTATAAAGCACCATTAACTCCGTGCATGTCGCTGAAATAACGCTTGCACACGTTACTTTGGTAGCTTTGGTGATAGCACGTCTAAGACCTTGCGGCATCTTACCACCAAAGAATTTGTTAGGAGAGTAAAGGTAGATGACAACAAAGATAAATTCTTTGCGGTCGTTTACCTTTATTTCGTTTCCCTTTAATTCCTCAAATACTTTGTAAATCTTCGGAATGAGATTTAAGTCCTTTAATTTTGGAGAAGTAGCCATCTCATTATCTACTATGGCTTGACGAAGTGCCGTGCGTGCCTTTTCTATTCTCTTGATTGTTTCGATTATCTGCTCCATTTATAGAGTTTTCAACAAAAATATAGCAAATAATCTTAAATAATCAAATTTGTTTAGATAAATTTTTACATAGTAAGTAAATAAACACAACAAAATTTACTTATTTCAGTGTGTTGCTCAGTGTGTTGTTCAGTGTGTTGCTTTTTATTTTTCACCTTTGTAAAAATCTAATATAAAGATAATTACAAAGGTGTTCAGTGTGTTACTCAGTGTGTTGGTCAGTGTGTTGTTACTCTTTTAGAATGTAATCTAAAAGTTTTACATTTGCCTCATTAATGTGGCTAAAATCCTTTTTAATGTACAATTCCGTTATCCTCAATGACTGGTCAGTGTGATTTAGCATATCATTTACAATATACTTGCTTATTCCTACATCATTTACGGCAATCGTAGCCATAGAGTGCCTGGCAGCATAGAATTGTAGACGTTCAATGCCAATTTCTTTACCAATATTCTTTAGTCCGATGTTTATCGCACGATTGAAACTCTCCATTGTCGCAAAGCGTTCCGAGAAATTAAACACATGATTTTTACCCTTGTATTTCTCAACTAACGGCTTGATATAATCCGTTATTTTTACGTGTATCTCCGCCTTATCTCTCCGCCTATCCTTTGTCTTCATGCGGTCATAGATAATGGTGTTATCTTCCAATCTATCAGCATAGTATAGGTCGGAAGAGTTCATTCCCATTAAACAAAACGAAAGGCGGAAACAATCCAATGCCAAATCGTGACGGCTGGACTTTCCTTTAACTCTGATGTTGTCATAGGGCAGGGCAAATATCCTCCTTATCGTTTCAACGTCTAAAGCACGTTTCTCAGCTACGTTCTGCTCTACTGGCTTATATTTGTCTAATGAGTGCTTAATACGGATAATATCGTTATCTTCATCGTTGTAATACTCCCTTACAGCGTTGAATATTGTTTTAATGCAATTAGGATATAAAGATTGCGCTCTTGGACGGTCTTTTAATGCGTTCTCAAAGGCTTTCATTGTCTTAACGTTGATTTCCTCACAGAGAATATTATCACGCCCTACAAAGGCGTATAAAGCGTTCAGAGCCGTTTTATAATTCTTTATCCCCTTGATAGTAGAAGAATATATCCATTTGTTTGCAAAATCAGTGAATGATATTCCTCTTTTGTCCTTTTTCTGTTTCAGATACGACACGATTGTATCTATATCTATATCGTTGAACTCCAAGTTAAGTTCACTTATCCTTTCTCTGTACGTCTTTATTAATTCATTACATCTATCGAGAACGTTTGCATTCTTTATCTTGAATGAAGCTGTTATATCTTTCCTTGTAACGTACATTGTCGTTGAGATATAACGTACTTTCCTTGTATGTGTGAAACGTATTACCACGTTCCACGTTTTATCTGGACGCTGCCTATCCTTGAATATTGTTGCCTTAAATGTTGCCATGTTTGAACTCTGCTAAAACATTTTTAATCTACTTCTAATGTTTATATGCCACTTGTAACAAATTTACATATTCCTTTTTAGACAAAAAGAAAAGCGGAAACCCTTTTGTTTATTGGATTTCCGCTTAATTCTTGAAGGGTGGGTGGTGGGATTCGAACCCACGACATTCAGAACCACAATCTGACGCTCTAACCAACTGAACTACATCCACCATATTGGCTATTTCTTTTTAGCGAGTGCAAAGGTACGGGTTTTATCTGGACTGACCAA